GTACCGGTAGAGAAGCAGAGAATAGAGTGCTGTTGAGGATTGGTGCAGTAGATGAAGAGTCAATGTGTAAGGTCAGAAGAGAACTAGAAACAAATCCTCTAGCCCATCACATGTTTAAGCTCTTGTCTTTGGCAGAGAAGGAAAAGATAGAGAGGGGATTTTAAAATGATAGGGAAATCAGAATACACATTGGACATGTGCCCAATGAAAGTTCTTAATGGTATGAATCTTGGCTTCAAGGACTGGGCTAGAGAGAGGGCTGCATCAGAGTTCATACGAATATCCAATGATATACAGATGGCGATAGGACAGATCTTCTTTCACATAAAATATTGGAAAGAATATCATGACGAAAAACTTGATCTTGAGTATTTGAAGAAGAATCCTGAATTATATGCAGGAGTTACAACATGCAAATGGATAGTAGAGTTCTTTGGATTGTCCAGGGAAGAGGTAGAAGCAGCAGCAAAGGCAGAGAAGGAAAGAGTAGAGAGGGGGTTTTGAAATGATAACGTTTGATGAGAAACTAATAATGCCTGGAGAAGAGATCAAGAATCTTGAGAAGAAAGATTTGATAGTCTTTACTCCTGGATTTCCAAATAAGATGATAGGAATCCGTGAGAGTAACGCTATACTTCGTGAGATGAAGAAAGGATTGATCGGTCAGTATTATGGCAAGTGGGTATATCTCAAAGAGGCATACGATTCATATCTAAGAATGGAAGGCAGAGTAGATGTAGACGTCAAGGCTCTTGTCAATGAATTAGAATCATACGATGGAGCTAGAATTCCAATGAGGTCTGATGTTTCAATACCACATGATATTGTACAAGAAGTTGAAGAAGACATTAAGGTATTTGGAAAAGGATACATACAGATTAATGAGAATGGTGAAATGAAAAGACTATATCCTGGTCATGTTAGTATTCACATGCCTACGCCAATTCCAATGCCTAAGGAGAAAGGAAAATGAAACTTTACGAATGGATAGACCATAAGATATTCATGTGGAAGATTGACTACATTATGAAAATGGCTAATGCTAACAAAGCATACATGCGGTCACACTACTGTAGGAAGGGATGTCACAAGCTCAAGCAGTGTAAGCTAATGATTCTTGATTCAAAAGGAAAGCGCAAGGTAGAGTATCTAGGGTGTGAGTATTGCAACTGGAAGTTCTTTGCGCACATGCGTGATAAGAAGAAATACTTAAGAATGAAAGAGGAGCAAATGAGACCGGTTAAAGAGATGCTCTCTGCTCGCTCGACTTCTTCCTCTGGCACCAAGCCGAGGCGTTTAGTAGGGCAGGCGAAGAAGAAGAGCGGGGATGTCTCGACCAGAGTCACAATTTGCACTTCATAGGAGGACACAATGGAGTTTTCATATAGAATCGTTACGATTGATGGGCAAACATCAATCTCTGTAGACAGAAAGGAAGAAGGAATAGGAATACTAATTCCTCTCATGGGAGTCAGACCTATCTGGACGCCTCAGGGATATAAGTGGAACTTTTGGATTGATAACAAAGTCCCATTGACTATGCATGATTTCATCTGTGCTAAAGATGAGTTATCAAAAGGAATAGATAGATACAATGAAGAAAAAGAAAAGAAAACGCACGAGTAGGTTTGACAAGATTAAACTTGCTAAGGCTACAGGTAAGGTAGAAGTCTTTGAGACAGAGCATAAGATGCACTGCTGTGAATGCACAAAGGAAACACAGTGTTGTCTTGTCAAGCGCCCTGATGGGCGTAGGCAATGGCTCTGTAAGATATGCCGAAGGGAAGTAGTTCACAACCCTACTTGGCGCTATGATATATGGAAGGAGAAACAATGAAGAGGATACAAGTTCATCTTCCATTCGAAGCAAGATGGGAAATCTTCAAGCTCAGAATTAAGAGCTGGAGATTTGAGAGAGTGTTGACCGGAAAGAGATTCAATTGGTTCAAGGCTATATGGGAGTTGTTTTTTCCTCCTAAGATGGAGGCGTTGTTCGGATGAAGCACATACTAGAAAAAAGAAAAGACAAAGTCGAAGGGTGTTCTCCTGATGTGTGGGTGTTGACCGTTTATGACGATGAGTCTGATGAGGTTAGAGTAATAAGAAGAGACGAGAGGCATGGATAATGACAGAGAAACTAAACTTGGTGATAAAGAAGGACGTAGAGATTGGATACGATAAGCTCGGTGTCTTCATAAAAGCACCATACTCCCTAGTGCAACACATCTGGGGTTCTCAGATAGGTTCCTCGGACAACCACAAGGCTCGGAGAGTAGGAGAGGGATACTTCGTGAATTGGGATGATCTCCAGGAGAGGCTGAATCAAATCGAGAAGAGATTGGGGAGAGTAGGAGATCTAGAGGCTGCACGAGACATCATACGAGAGATGCTCGAAAACAGAGAAAAGTTTATAAACGCTGAAAGGTTACCAAATACTATCCAAAAGGACGATAAAACGGGAGATGAGAAAGATGATAGGAGCGAACGAGAACAAGGGTCCAATCCTAACGGATGAGACCGAGAGTACTGATGAGATGTTAGTGAGAGCTAGGAAACTAGGATTCTCCGACGAGACATTGAACTTCTTAGATCGAACGAGAGAGTTCCTTCAAGAGAACATTGACTTGTTCTGTAAGGAGCTTGGTGGTAATTCTGCAGGAGTGATGTGCTCTGCTACTATTAAGGCGAAAGAGAGCGGTCTAATCAAAGACGATCGTGAAGAGAAGTTATTCATGATTCAATTGCATTCTGGATTTATGATGTCAGGTCTTCAGCATCAGATGTGCGTAGCTGAAGACTTGTTTGGCAAAGGAGCTAGAGATGATATGATAATGGGACTCATGGAGATGATATCTAATGAGCTGAGGAAGGAAGGGAGAGTCTCTATGCCACGCACTGAAGAAGAAACAATTAGATTCACACCAGGAGCTAAGGTGGAGATTCCTGAGACGAAGTTCAAAACGGAATACAAAGCCACGTTTCCTGATAATGTGAAAGAGATAGGAGGAAAACAAAATGAATCTACCGGTAGTAGTAAAGACAGAAAAAGCTGTCAAGACCCCTAGTGGTTCTGGCGAAGTCGTAGTCAGGTCATTGAAGGACCTGAAGAGAATAGCTCATGTTACGAGCAAGCCAATTGTCCGTGGAGACACAAAGGCATATGTTATTGATGACTCAGTAACCTATGTAGCAACTCCAGAGAAGAAGGAGAAGAAGGACAAGAAAAAGAAGAAGGGTTAAGCCCTTCTCATACTCACTCATCAAAACTCAGGGGAGAAGAGAAGCATCCTTCGAAAGGTTTCCGCCTTTCTTTGATGGTTCTTGGCACCATCTCATCTTGCCAGCAATCCCGTTTGTTGGTCATCTCTCATTCGCTTCTCTCTCCCCGCCTTATGGCTCCCAAGCTTCAGGGGTTCTCGACCATCTGGCTTGTCGTTCGAGACGACTGGGGCAGAAATGCTCCGGGAGCCTACTTATGAGGATGTGGCCTGTAGGAATGGGCAATCAACTACAGGAGGGAGCTTAAGTTAATGGGTGCAAGTCCCATCATCCTCTGCCTACTCATACTCTTTTCCTCCATGGAAAGAGACTCAGGGTTTCGAAGGTCCTGCCAGGCCTTCCCCCTCCCTGAGGTTATAATCAAAGGTGATACACTAAAGGAAGTCGACCACGGGAGTATTCCTATACCAATTCCTACTGTACGTTTCCGATCGGCAAGTAGGTGAGGCATTGGGTACGGCTTTCGGTGATAATCATGACAAAAATAAAAGGAAACCTGGAAACAGGTCAGACAGAATACGAGGAGAGTGATACAGATGGGACTAGGAAAAAGAATGGTAGAGAAGTCGAGAAAGAGACATCAGAAGATACTGGCTGCAAGGGAGAGAGGAGTAAAGAAGGAGATGGAGAAGGAGAAGCCAAGCTACCAACCACTAATGACTGATGAGGTTGTAGGTGAGCACTTTGGTGCAACGGAAAGAACAGAAGATGTCAAAGAAGATTAAGAAGAAAAAGAAACTGAGGCTTCCGAAGACTAAGAAGGAAGCTGAGGAATACTTCAAGAGGAGATATATGTCTATGCTGCCAGATGGTCGCATGTACATTCACTTCAAAGGAAAGAAGTATAGAGCTAAGATGTTGTGCATATCTGAGCAAGATGTAGCTGCACTCAAACTACTCATGCCAAAGAAACTGGTGATACACACAGAGGTTGCCTTGTATAGAATGAAGGGAGCCAGACCAAAGATAAGTAAGAAGTGGTACAAGGAGGACGACAAAAATGAGTGAAGAAAAAGTTAAGACAATAGAAATTCCATCGAAGTTCTTTGAAGTAAGACTAGATGGTATTCACTTCAAAGGAAAGAAGTATAGAGCTAAGATGTTGTGCATATCTGAGATAGGCAATATGTGTGAAGACTGTGAAGAGGATAACTGTCTTGGCTGTCCTTGGGAAGAAGAGGTGACAGAGAAATGATATGTAAGAATTGTGGAAAAGATAAGCCAAGATTAGTAAATATACATAATGGAACAAATAAGAAGCCAAGTGTTTTATGGTGTGATGAATGTAGGGAGAAGCAGGAGGCGTCAGAGCCAAAGGAGAGTGATGAGTGATGAGGAATAAAGACATAATAAATGAACTGAAGAACATAGACGTAAATCTCAAGACTATGAGATGTGTAGTTAAGGGGATTATCAAGCGCTTAGAGAAGAAGGAGGCGAAAGAATGATTGAACAGGAGATAGAGTCCGGAGAAGATATGAAGAGTGGGCATTTCATAAGAATCGTAGATGGTAAGTTTATGAAGTGTTCTATTCCTGAGAGCCTACCAAATGGTGTAGCAGCTAGAGACATCAAGAAGGGAGAGACGATACTCTTTAATCCTTCAGAGAATACAAAGGACGTAATGGTGAAATCATAATGAACTGGAGAGTAGGTATGTATGTCAAAGGGAACTTCACTGTAGGTAAGATAACAAAGGTCACACCCAATCACATCACTATGAGGAAGTGTTCATATGGTAACACGACGAGAGGATATTCATATCAACATAGAGTCCGGAGAGGCTTTCTAAACACCCAACATAAGAAGGGTAGGGTTACTGTAATACCAGTAGATAAGCTCTTACAGTACGTTCTCTGGGGCGTATACAGTCGATCTGTAGAGGTTGCTGGAATACGTATAGTGGAGAATCAAGAATGAGTAGAATGACACACGACGAGTATTATATGAAGATGGCTAACATAGTCAAGGACAGAGGGACCTGCCCTAGAGCTAAAGTAGGTTGTGTGATAGTCAAAGACAAACAAGTAGTAGCAACCGGATACAATGGAGCACCCAGAGGAATGCCTCACTGTGATGATGTAGGTTGCTTATTAGTGAATGACCATTGCATAAGAGTCACACACGCAGAGATGAACGCAATGGTATTCGCAGGAGAGAAGTCAAAAGGAGCGACAATGTATGTCACTCATCTACCTTGTCCGATCTGTATTAAGCTTTGCATTCAGGCGGGCATCAAGAAAGTCATTTATGAAAAATCATACAAAGAAGAGGATGTTAAGTACTGGTTACATTGGCCAGCAATAGAGGTGATACAATATGAATCAAGAGGAAGCTCTAGAGGTTCTAAAGGCAAACAAGGATAAGTGGGTTGCGTCATCTTATCTAGGGATTGCTATGCCTAAGTATGCAGATCAGAATTGGAACTTTCATGCTGGTACTCTTAGGAAATTGTATTCAGGTCTAATGAGGAGAAGAGATAATTCTATTCAATTTAAACTAGCTAAAGACTTGCCTGTCATGGAACTAGATAGGGTTCTAAGGCATAAGAATCATAATCTACATCCACAGACAACGTTATACAAATATACAGGAGGAGACCATGTCAAGAAAAAGAGGACGGAAGAAAGGCAGAGTTTCTGAAAGGAGACTTAGTAAGAGTACCGGTAGTCAATCGATCGAGATAATCAAATCAACAAGGGACATGAGGCTATTAGACCAAGACCTCATTCCCCATAACTCACACATAAAACCAAGGATACCTAATCCGAAGAACACTAGGTGTGGCACATGTCACTACAAGTACGCGTGTCCGCTATATGACCCAAGGAATCCTAAGAGGAAGTGTAGGGCTATCAAGGAGAGAGAAGGTATGCTGAAGATTCTAAATGACCCAGACCAATTGAGAAGAGAAGCGGTCAAGATGGTGTCATTGATGGATGTCCTGATGTCAGGTAAGATGGCTAATGGTAAGGTTCCTGAGATCAAGGAAGTAAGAGAGATGTTCAAGAGCGTCATAGATATCAAGAACGCATTCTATCCTGAGAGGAAAGAGATAGACGTTAACTTGAGAGGTAGGAAAGAAATCTTTGCCTCAAGGATTATGACGGTGATGTCTAAAATCAAAGACGCTGAATTCGAAGAGATACACGAGAGTGAACTAAAAGAGGATGATGGAAGCAATAGAGAATATGGCGAACCTGAGGGCGGAGAACCTCAGGAAGGGGAACAAGAAGAAGATACAGAAGTACATGGCAGCGGTGACGATCAAGACTGACCCGCTATACGAAGCTGCTGAGAAACTATTCTTGTTCTATAAGAGGAATCCAATTAGATTCTTCACCGAGTACATGGACGAGCCCATGTCTCCGAAGCAGATAGATTTCTTTAAAGCTGCGGTAACAACCAAGCATACTGTAGCAATCTGGGCAAGGCAGACAGGCAAGTCTACTACCGTAGCCAAGATAATCTTCTACTGGCTAATATTCTCTGGAGGGCTATTTAATCAGGGTGGAGTATGGATGAAGGAGAACATATTAGTCTTCGCACCTATCCAAAAGCAGACACAGAACCTATTCTATAAAGTCGAGGCTCTCTTGAAGAAAGACCCAATCATCTGGGCTATGATAGAGAAGTGCAACAGCGAGATTATAACAACTACAGATGGTAACACCGTAGAGTTCTTATCAGCAAGCCCTGGTTCACACATAAGGTCTCCAACAGCGACAAGAATAGTCATTGATGAGTCACAAGATGTTATTGATTCTAAGTACTACGCGGACATACTACCTATGGGAAGTACTACTAACCCGAACATAGTGGAGTCAGGAACACCGATGACCAAGAATCATTTCCATGAGACAGTAGCCAATCCAGATGTAACAGTTATCAAGCAAGTGTGGCATGAATGTCCTTTCCTTAACAAAGAGTATATCATGAAGAGGAAGCGACAGATACCAGAGTCTCTGTTTGATCAGGAGTACATGTGTATATTCTCTGAGTCCTCTAGTACTCCATTCCCAAGTGACCAAGTAGAGTCTGTCTTAAAGAAATACAGATGGTCAAAGAATCACGCTGGTCTAATGTCTAGGAAGGAAGAGATAGCCAAGATGTTTGAAGAGAAGGCAATCTTTGTTATGGGTGTTGACCTAGGAAAGCAAAAGGATTCAACAGTCATAACAGTTGGTAGAGTAGACAAGTTGCCATATAGTATTGTACATCAAGAAGAGATTCCCCTAGGTATGCCTTACACACATACTGCCGGAAGGATTAAGGCTCTCTATCAATACTTTGAGCCTGCTGAATTCAACATAGACTATACAGGAGAGAAGGGTGTAACCGATCTGTTGGTTCAGGAAGGTGTGCCTGTATACTTTGATAAGGAGAACAAGAGAGGTGCTATAGTTTTCAATGTTGAATCCAAGACTAGAATGGTTACTACCATGCAAGTTCTCATACAGCAGAAGAAGATAAGGTTCCCAATGAACGCAGAGGTTCTATTCTATCAGATGACACAGCAGCAGTATGAGATGACATCGAATAACAAGTACAAATTCTTCCATCCAGAGAATTCACACGATGACTATCTCTGGTCAACGTTATTATGTTTTATGAATGTAGACATCGAGGGGTCAGAGACCCAGCGGGGTCATACTGAATCCGCCGGTGCTAATGTTTGGACATCAAAGGATAAGCCACAGCAAAGGAGACAGGCTCAGTCGAAAGAGGAGACCAAAGAATCGGTAGGAAATAGACTAAAGAGTAGGTCTCCGAAGAAAAGGACAAAGAGTCTATTGATATAAAATGACTCCATCTCCATTCGGTCGTAGAAGAATGTGTTACACATGCAAGCACTATTGTCCGAAAAGCCCGAATCACGGAGCGTGCAAGCTGAAAGGCGAGCTTGTCAACGCGCATGAGGTATGCATCGACTGGATATAGAGCTCGAGATAAATTTATAAACTAGAAGAGGTTCATAATAATTGGGATATATGGCAACTTGCCCTCATTCAGCATGGGTATGGATTTACACCGGTGTTGGTTTCATGGCTGGAATCTATGCAGGGATGAGAATAGGAGAGCTGCTCAGAAAGAGGAGGATACAAAAACATGCCAAAAAAAGTAGATAATTCTGAATACGTTCTACCGCCTGTTGATGAGGCTATGCCTCAGAAGATGAGAATGGAGGGAGAATGTCAAACAGCCGGAGGACCAGGGAGCGGTATAGTAGGGCACAAGACAGTCAAGCCAGGACTTAATGCTAACATTCTACACAAAGGCCAATGGAAGAAGGCACAGTATAATGTCGATCGAGGATACTGGGAAGTTAAGGAAGGAGATAAGGTGGAGATTATTTCATCCTTCGACAAAGACCTTCAAGATGTTAAGAAAATTGAAAATGATTGAAACAGGTTCAACAAAAGCGGAAATGGATAATCTTCTGAGGGAGATAGGTATCCTAGCACAAAAGAATGATATGACGCTTCTCGTCTCTGGTGGTATTGTCAGGAATGAACTTGCCAATATCCCATTCGACGAGTCTTCTGATGCTGACCTTACTACGCTGGAAAGAGGTAACTCGATTGCCTTAGCGTATCTGGTAGCCAGAGACGAGAATCTTCCTAATCCAGACCATGGTTCTAAGAGTGGTGTAGCACACCTAGTTATAGATGACATCAATGTAGAGTTCAGAGGTCTGAAGCAAATTCTTCATTGGGTACATGAAGAGATGGATAGACAAGAGATACCCATAACACCAATCAATGAAGACGCTTATTCTAGGGATTTTACATTCAATGCAGTATTCAAAGAACCTCTATCAGGGAAGTATTACGATCCTACGGGATTAGGTATCAAGGATGCACGAGAAAACGTAATTAGAACTCCGCTAGACCCAGAAGTGGTTTTAGCCCGTGATCCATCTATCATCTTAAGAGCCTTAAGATTCAAGGCACAGATGAAGGCGGACATACACCCTATGTTGCAAAGGGCTATCTTAACACACAGAGAAAACCTTTTGCAATACGCCCAAATTGGAGACAACTACAAGAAGATGGTGAAGCTGGTCAAGAGACTCAATGACTTCGGAGGGACACCGCTTCTTGATCATTATGGCTTAGGTCCTTTAGCACGATTCAAAAACGCAATGGAGGTTGCAGACATGCAAGATTATTCATCAGAGGTAGACAATGGAGTTAAGAGGGAGCAATGGAAGGAAGATGGAAGAGAAGTGCATAGGGTTACATCTCCCAATTACAATGAGATAGCATATAAGCATAGACATCATATCCCAGGCGAAGAAATGCCTAGGAAACTAAGAATAGGAAGAGATGATATAGGTGAGATGGCGCCTGCTCCTTTGAAGATGCCAGATCCGTTGGGAGCATACAACGAAATGGTAAGTCAAGGAGAGAAGGTAGATGAAGGCGTAGAGAATGATAACAGGTTAGCTCCGCATGTAGACGCAGACCCTCTACCGATAAGAAAGATGAGAATAGGAGATCCGGATGAAGAAGGTGACGTATATGTAGACGCAATCCTTCCACTAGGTTCTGGTGATTCCATAGGAACGAATACGACAAATCATTAGGTGAGAGAATGGCAAAGAAGAAAAAATCAAATTTAAAAATAAACGGCGAAGATTATAAAGTCGAACAAGCCCGTGGGTTCATTGACAGGCACTTAGAAAATGCTAAGAAAAGCATACCTAAGTTTGGTGTCGATCTTGTTGCATTTGATAAGGCTGCAAAAGAAGGACTAATCAAGGGTAAGAAGCTTGTTGAAAAGAGCGGGGAGATTCTTGCTTCTGTGGATAATAAGTTCACAAACATGGCAAAGAAGGTTTCTCCTGACTTGATAGTTGAAGTTTCTGATAATGGTCCTAACTTCTATAAGCGGTCTGATTCTTCAATGGTGTCTCCAGAGATACAATTAGAGACAGCAGAAGACGATAGAGTAATAGGTGTCCCACACGTGATGACGCACGCGGGCGATAAGGTATACATAATCAATGGTAGAGTAATGACTGGGTGGAGTATGTACTTCTCTCTCACAGCTATACGTAGCCCAGAAGATTATTCAAAGAATGTAGACCTTGTTTATAATGTTCCTTACTTGTACGCTTCTTTGAATCTTAAAGCACAGCTAGGGCTTGGTGCTAGATTCGATGTAAACTATCCGGATGAAGAACAAGAGATACCGGAAGAGAAGTTTATAGAGAAGCTATTATTTGATAAGCTCAAAATAGATGGAAGGGTTCTTAAGAAGACAGACTTCCACTTATCTCTTTATGGGAATTGCTATTGGCACCTACGAAGAGGAGAGGATGGTATCACCGACAAGATAACAATCTTACAGCCAGAGAGGATGAAGATATTCTTAGACCCAATGACTACTAAGATTCTCTTCTATATATACTTGCCACCAATCATAGGTGGAACGGTATTGACTCCTTATCCTGAGACAAGAGAGAATCCTAACCTAGTACATAACATGGCGTTAACCTACCCATTACCGATAGTAATAGCACCAAAAGATATCATTCACTTTAAACAGAATGACTATACGGAATATCCTTTCGGGTTCTCAGACATCAAATCATGCATAGATCCAGCACAGGCAAGATTCGATATAAACCTTCTGGCACCAATCATATTCAAGAAGTATGCCAAGCCAATGATACACTGGCAGATGAAGAAAGAAGGATTGTCAGGTAAGGCAATTGAGGATAAACTCAACGAGCATATGAATATGTTGGAAGACATGGAGCCAGGGTCAGACCCAATAACAACAGACATCTGGACAGCGAATCCACTTAACGCACCACAGGGTAAGAATGACCTACTTAACTTAACCATAGACCTTGACACACAGATATTCGCAGTCACTGCAGTACCAGAGACATACTTCAAGCCAAAGGGTTCTACCGATAGAATGATATCAGAACAAGACAAGACATTCTTGGGTAGACTTAAAGACAGGCAAGAGTATGTAGGCGGTATGATTGAAGATAGGATAATCAATCCTGCAATTGACATTGAGTTTGATAAGAAGAAGAAAGAGGTAGATGGTATTCTTAACACAGAGCCAACACCAGATGAAACGATTAATGACTTCTTGAAGGAAAAGGGTTCACACATGGTTGAGGAACTCAGGTATCCAAAGGTAGAATGGAAAGAAGCATTCAAACAAGATGAGACACAAACTATTGCTAATACAATATCACTTCTGCAAGCCGGTATCATCAACGAAGATAGAGCAGCAAAGAGAGTAAACGAAAAGCCACAAGAAGAAGACGAGGACGAAAAGAAAGAGTCTGAAGAACAAGTCCAGGAATCCAACGAAGCAATGGGAGAAGGTGAAGAAGATATATTCAGCTTAATGAAAGGAGGACTAGATGTCAACAAAAACTTCAGAGGAAACACAGGAGCAGAATCAATGGCTAAGGGACAGGCATTGTCCAAGTCAACTGGTCCATCAGGAATGCCCAAGGCTCCTAAGGCTCCCGCATTCGCGGACAATGGACCTCTTATTTTAAAGGACGGTGACACCACAATAGTCATAAAGGAGGACTAAGAAGATGCCAGTAAATATGGAGTCAAAGTATAGAGCAGCTATACTATACTATGGAGGAAGTCCGGTCTCCGAATCTAATAGGCTCCCCGTCGACGCTCAATTAACTGTCGGAGATATAGAGATAGGTGCAGTTGAGATTAAAAATCATGATTCAGACGTTCGTGCTTCTGTTGTTGCGGGGGCGACATACAACGCTATTGTAACAATTGATCACGCAGAGACTGGAGCAACAAGCATCAATCTATTCACAGAGAAGAGTATAAATGGATTCACAGAAGATACCTTAGTCACATTCACAGTTCCAGCAGGGAAGAAGTTTTTTGTCACAGGAATAATAGTTGGGGGAAACGCAGACGGTAAGTTCACACTTAAAGCTGCAGGATCGAAACTCTGTATAGCAAGGAACTCTGCAACCAAGAAGACAATGGATATATCTTTCCCAGAGAGGAGCGAGAGTAACGCAGCAGAGAGTCAAGTAGTTGAGATATTGTGTTACAATGAGCATGGTGCTACAAGGGCATTCGAAGGAACGCTTCTTGGATACACAAAAAATACATGAGGTGATTAGATGCCAGACATCGGAGAAATAACAGAGAAGAAGAAAGCTTCTTTAGTCTACAAGAAAGAGACTGAGATAGATAGACTCAAACTTCAGATAAGAGAACTCAAAGGTAAGGTATTAGATATAGAGTTTCAACTTGAAGATTCTCAAATGAATATAAAACAATGCGAGAAAGACATACTTAAAAAGGAGGCGGAGCTCGAAGAACTCAAAGGAATCAAGCCAACCGACAAAATAGAAAAAGAGGAGGTACACTAAATGGGAGATTACGCAAGTTCGGTTCCAGTCCGAACAGAGAATCATGGCGATGTCGTCATGAGAATGATCGATGAGACCAACACTTATTTTTGGGACATCGATTCAGCGGGAGCAGGTCTAATTAGAGCAACAGATCTCGATATAAGAGATTTGACAAGTGCATCTGATAGTATAGAAGTGCTCCAGTCAACAGCCGCAAACCTTAATGCTACCGTAGTAGCCACAGATTTCGATATAAGAGATTTGGACTACTCATCAGACAGTGTTGAGGTTAGACAAGCTACTGCAGCAAATTTAAACGCAACAGTTGTAGCGACAGACTTTGATATAAGAGATTTAGATTCTTCACAAGACAGCGTTATGGCAAAGCAGGAAGCCGGAGATGTTTATGAAGTACACATAAATGAATCAGGGTCTGGAGATGAGATACACGACTATCAGAGCGACACTATAGGTGCATCTAGTAGTGCAAATCACATCTATACAGTTACTGCAGGAAAGACACTATATCTGAGACAGATAGGAGCATCTGGATCTGGAAAGGTTAAAGTTGAGATTCAGGTAGGACCATCTGGGTCAGAAGTGACGAAGTTTGTTCTAAGATGTCCACCACCATTTGATACAAGATATTGGGACTTACCAGTTCCGCTGGTGGTAGCAGCTACAAACAATGTCAAGTTGATTAAACACAACATTGACAAAGGGTCACAGGACGTAGACACTGTAATAGTTGGGCTAGAGAAGTAAGCCTAACTTTTTTACTTTTTTTTTTAAGATGGGAGAATATCTATCTACAGCGGATGTTAGTATATTTGATGACGATAGTGGGTATCACGCTCAAGTTGATTCTGATAGAGACTTTCATACTAAATCTAAACTGTGGGATGGGTCAACAGAAGTTGGGGTTACATCAGATAACAGACTCAAAGTAGAAGGTGACTTCGATGATGAAGTATCGATATCAGAGTACAGAGGAACACTAATAATTAGACATTTGATTCTTGATGGGTCAGAACCATATACATTTGTTAAGGGGAGTATGGATGTGGACGGAAGTGTTACTCCTCAGAACTTTTACAGGACACCGCCAAGTGGAAAGAAATGGTTCATAGCTGAAGTAAGAATAACAATAGAAGGCTCAAGTATCAATCACACGAAGTTTGGATCGATTGCGGCACTCACGAATGGAATACTTTTCAAGGTTACAGAAGGCGGAGTGGAGAGAGACTTTTATGAACACGCAATCAAAACTAACGGAACTTTTAGGCACGTGGCAACAGATGTTAAGATAGATTCGTCAACAACAGACATGCTTTCAGTTACATTAGATTTCAGAGGGATGGGGACAACATTACTATTAAAGAATTCAACAAGCGACAATTTCAAAATAGTTGTGCAAGATGACTTAACTGGAATAGACTTTATGGAAGCAACTATCTTTGGATACGAGGTAGATGAATAATGGGAAATGAATTTATAATCAGAGACAGAGATGGAAACGCTCTCCCAATAGTAACAATAGGAGGAGAGAATAAACTTCCAACTGATGCACAAACTTCAGTAACAGTTGAAGAGCTTTTAGGAATCGACGATTTTGCAAGTTCATTTTTTAGAATATCTACATCAGGTGCAGTTGATGACACAGTAAGAGTAAGAATAGATAGCACAGTTGTTGATGTAACTTCTACATTGACAGCAACAGAAGCGGGTGACATTGAAGCATTAGCTACACTTATTAAAAATGATTTAAATTCTGACGAAGATTTTTCAGCTAAGTTTATAGCTAAAAGTTTGTATAACATTGTATTTATAAGTGCATTAGACCAAGCTGAAAAAGGCGAATATCCAGATGATAATGATTTAGACGTCGATACAACAGGAACAACAGTAGTTACTGTTGATAGTGGTTATGATAAAATTTTAACAAGGAGCAAGAAAGTAATTGGAGAAGCAGACCCTACAAATCCTCGTCATATAAGGTTAGGTATATTTGGAGAAGTTGGTAGTAGAACAAAAGCTGAAAATCCTATTAATTTTAGAGTAAGAAAAAGTTTATCTACTTCTGGACAACAAATTTTTGCAGATAAGACTGTTGAAAGTAACAGAGTGTGGTATATTACTTCTGCACTGATGGCAAATGATTTAGCTAGTGAGATGAGCTTATGGCACGGATATCAAAGAGATAAAACTGAAAGTTGGGAAGCTGACGGAACTTTGTTTACACATGTTTTAGATTATGGATGTTTAACAAACTCAGATTATCATACAGTTACAGTGAATGGCGGTGGAAGTTATAGTGAAGGCACGGATTATGTTATAGAAGATTGTCCGACTGATGATGCTAAATCACAATTACGTTGGATAAAATCTCAGAGTAAGCCAGCTAATGAAGACACAGTACAAATAGTATATGATGCTGTAGTTGCACGGTTAGGAGTATTCGTGCCGTCAACAGGTTCGCAACCATATTCATTCGATTCGCCAATTAAAATGACAGCAGGAAATTTTTTAATTGCAACTGTACAAAATAAATCCGCTAACACTGGAATATCAATAGTTAATGTTGGAGGATATTACGAGGAGATTTAAAATGGTTAAGGCAGATGCATCAACAACATATAAACAAACTTTAGATAGGTATTACGAAGCAGACACACTAGATGTTGCTTCAGGGACACCATTAGAACCTGGAACAGGTGAAAAAATTTTCACTATACCAGACGGAGAAACTTGGTGCATAGAAGAATTTGGTGGCAGTACAAGTGTAGACCAATGTGAAGTTGAACTTTTATTTTCAAGCGACGGTGGTAGCACGTGGGGACACCCTTGTCCGTTATGTGATTCAAGCAAAATACGTTGCATACATTTAAGTAGTGGAGTTCCGGGTAGTGTCAAATTTTTAAATGTAATGCCGTTGACGGGTAGTGGAACAAATATTAAACTTAAAATACTTTGTAAGAATTGGAATCAAACAGAGCAAGCTGAAATAGAAGCTTGGATAAACGGGTGGGTGCAATGAAAATAATTGATGTAGAAAATGCAACAATCAATCAAGCAAAATGTATTGCTTATATTAGAGATGTCGTAAAGAAAAGTGAGACTGTAGCTATCATGACTTTAGAATATTGGAATCAAATTGGAAACACAACTGATTGCACTTGTTATTGTAAAAGATATTTAGTATTAAATATGGGCACAGTAGACGAAGAAGTTTATGAAGATAAGACAACTATTGTACAATCAGTGAGGGCTAAAAAATGGTAACATTCGAAGAACATTTGGAAACAATTATGGGTCTTGAGAACTATCAGGCACATAATATTTTGTACTTTGACTCATACTCCGCAATAGTAGAATATTGGATTAACAGTAATAGAAACGAGAAAGAATTTGTGGATACAGGAGATGGATGGATAGAGGTAGAATAATGAGAATAAACAAAAACATTAGATTCAGGGATTTTATATCCATGGCAAACAAAGGCAACTATGTTTTAGCTTATGCCTTTCTCAGTGATAGAGTGTATCTATCTTTTTCAATAGAGAATGAGACGTTCGAGTGCGTACGCACAGATGCTCAAATCTATAAAGAGTATAAGAGGGAGACCGGCGGAACAGAATATCCAAAAGCCCTCATATCATTTAAGGAGAAGTATCTCCATAGAGAGTTATTAGTAGAGTTCTTTCCTAATGAAGAACAGAAAGAATATATAAATTCAATAAAGCCGTTAGAAGACTCAGTATCATTTGAGAAGGTTAGGCCACTTGCAGACTTTAAACAAGATACTCTGCATGTGGAACATGTAACCGGAGGATCTGCAATTGTCGGCGAGACCGCAGAGGGAGGAGAAGGAGTCTTTGGTTTCTATGGAGAGTTTGCTGATGATACAAAAGAAGATGTTAGATGGATAACGGTTAGAGGAAGACGTATTCCTATAAGAAAGGGAGAGTCAGTTAAAGAAGTATTGAAGAAAGAATTTGAAGGTAAGAAGAAATCAGAAAAGAAAGAAGATGATGCCTTTTCTTTTCAAGATAATAACCAAGAGAAAGTTATTCATAGCGGATGGTCTAAAGGTAACAGCTACAGATATATTCTTGAAGGAACTGGAGATATATTCAGAGAATTAACAAAGCCAGATAATAGAATTCACTTTGACTATATATCTGAGAAGATAAGAAGAATAGAAAAACACTTCAAAGAAATGGAAGAGAAAAGAAAGTATTTTCCTGAGACAGGAGTCCATCCAGAAGATAGCATTCAATACGCACGTGAGCATAACAAAGGCAAGATGGACAAGATGTTATCTCAGTGGGAAAAGCAACCAGTAGTAAATTCAATTCAAGATATAGGAAGAAAGTTAAATATTTCAATGATCAAAGGAGATTACGAAGAAGCAAAGAAACACATAAAGGCAATAAAGAATGAATTTAAAGAGAAAGAGGAGGATGAACAATGAAAGACGAAAAGAAGATATTTGTAAAAGACCCACAATTACTTAACCAGATGCCAAAGAAGTTGGTATTAGGTGGACCGACAAAGATGGCTGCTAAGCCTAAAGAGTTTGGCAAGCTAGAACAAGCTAGTTCATCAAAGAAGAGTCTTGAAAAGAAATGAACCGAGATACTCTTGGTAAGAAGTCATTTGGCGAAGCTCTTCAGTTTAGTCAGGACGATGAGATTATACGGAAGAATAGTTCAATAGTTGAAAGGACTTTAAGCACAAGAGGGAAAGAGATTCAAGGGTTCAAGAAGAAAGAAGATGTAATGAAGCTTGGCAAAGAGATGAACAATATGGAACTTGCTCAAGCTGTAGGAAGGAAAGTCCATGGTGCATATAGATTTAAGAAGATTATGGGAAGGTGAGCGTTATGGCAAAGAAGGCTCCGGTTAGAAGAGTTCATCCGATGAGGAAATTGTCGGATATAACTGCAAGAAAGATTAGAAGATTAATTCTACAACTCGAAAAAGATATACTCGAGAAGTTAAAGAAACATCCTGAGTTCGCAGACTTGTCTCCAGGAGAAGTTGACCATTTAGTTTCTATCATTGATGATTCCATAACAGTGACAAAGCCAAAGATAGAAAAGACACTAGGTGCTGCTATTGAAGTTGGAGCAAGGAGAGGAGTATTAGATGCTGTTAAGAAACAAGAGAAGGTATCGACTCCAGAGGGAATGGGTAAGGTTGTTTCTCAGGGTCTTAAGAAAGATTATGTTAAACTAGATAAGGGTGGGTTTAAATGGTTTGATAAGGACAAGATACACAAGAAGAAATTATCAGATGTATTCTTGCCAAGGGATAAGGATATGCTGGAGAAGCAGAAATTTATTGCTACTTCTATGTTCAAAACCCTAGGGGAGGACATCAAATCAGAAGCTCAAAAGATTCTCACAGATGTTATAAGAACAGGAAAGTCCCCAAGAGATGCCATACCAAGAATAAAGAATCTGTTCCAGAACTATAAGCCTGGAAAGAAGAAAGAGACAAAGGTAAGGTATCAGAGAATGGATAAGGTTGCTGAATCAATGACTAGGACTCTAGTAGTTGAATCATATAACGAAGCAGAGTATAAAAGACATGAAGCATCAGGTGTGGTATGGGGACATGAATGGATTGCAGCACACGATGAAAGGACTTGTCCATTCTGTGGAGGTCATGACAAGAAAGGGGCTAAGGTTAACAATGAACCATTCGATGGTCAGACCAGGGAGATTGGTAAGAACTTCTCATCGTCATATAAAAACCGAACGATTACAGTAGCAAAGCCACCGGCACATATCAACTGCAGATGTAGATTAGTTCCGATTACATTTTACGAAGCAAAAAGGAGAGGTCTCAGATAAATGCATAATTTCGAGAAGGTAGATCTTCTCACGAAGATACTAACCAAAAACATCGATAAATGGCTCACCAGTCGTGAGATACATTTAGTCCTTCTATGTCAGTATCCAAAGCAATCGAAAGAATTCAAGAGTAACAAGGAGATAGGACAATTGCTGAAACGCGTAAATAACCTGCTTTCTCGTAAGGTTTCGAACAAGATATTCTATAAGCTTGCCGTTGATTAGGCACGTCAATGCTCTAGCAACCTTTTTAAAGGAGATTAGGCCTCTAAATATTATACCATGGCAAATCGCGAATATATTGAATCATTCTCTGACACTCTTCAAATTGTCGAACTGGCAGAAGAGGGTCAGCCAACTAGAGCATTGATAAGACTTCCACTTATGCACGTAGGTGCAAATAAGAAGAATCTTAAGTGGGAACCTCATGTTCTACAGAAGACGGCACCTATGTTTCGGGGCGTTACATTCAAATATGACTTGCAGGGGAAAGAGGGTAGTTCACATGTCCCCAAGAAATTATCTTCACCGTTCTACGATGTAGGATGGACGTATGATAATGAGAAGGGGGCTTATTTTGATGGAAAGACCTTGTGGGTAGAAGGAGAGGTGACACACCCCGAGGTATTAGAAAAGCTTCGCAGGAAGACATCAGATGGAAAGAGAGAGATAAACTTTGGTTCTATGGGAGTATACGTAGACCCTAAGAATGCTCACTGTTCTATCTGTGGGGCGAGGCCATTCGGAACTTGTCAACACGTTAGGGGACAATCATATGGCGGACAGATATGCCAATTTGTTCCAGACGAAGTTGAGAAGGCACTTCATGTTGCACTAACGAATGATCCGGCAGACACAGAAGCAGATATCAGGGATGTTCTGTTTCAGGAGGCACAGTTAATGGAGGAAGAGCAACCAAAACAACAGCAACCTGAGCAGCAAGAGAAGGCACCTGAACAAGCACAGGAGCAAGAACCTGTTGCTCAGCCTGGGGATCAAAGTGAAGTCGTAAAAGCCTTGGCAGAAAAAGTCAAGGAGATAGACCAGAAGGTCGATCAGATACAAAACAAACCTGGAGGACAGATAAAAATGCCTGAAGAGGAAAAGAAACCAGTTCCCCCAGCATTGGACAAAAAGGCTGAGAAGCCGGCAGAGAAGAAAGAGGAGACTGCTTCCGCAGAAGAAGAAATGGAAAAGAAGAAGGAAGAGACTGCTCAAGCCGGAATGGTCAAATGTCCAGCATGTGGGAAAGAAGTACCTGTCCCAAGTAGCGAAACAGCCGAAGATGCACCAGAGCCGAAGGATAAGTCAGCAGAGCAATCTGCAGGCGAGAATTCAGCTCCGAAAGTATCTGAGGGTGCAGAGCAGAACGAGGGAAACAGGGTAAACGAGGCAGCTATGAAGAAACCTTCCGAGTATGCAGACAACAGCAAAGAAAAGACCGAGCTATTAGCTGAGGTTGCTGACATGTCTGTTAAGCTTGGTAAGTACAATGGTGAGCACAAGAAAGCATTTGTGGAACTTGCGGACAGGTCATTCGAACAGCTGCAGACAATGAAAGATGTCATGGAAGACATCAAGCCACAGACGCATCAAAAGGCACAGTTTGCTTCAAACGTACCAGAGTTCGGAGCACCTAACGCCAAAGAAGAGACGCTCGAAGTAGCAGACATGAATGCTTCTCAGAGAGCCGAGAAATTCGGTGAATTTGGAAAGTATGAAGCTTGCTTCAATCCAAGTAAGGCGTCTAGGTTCGTCAAGGAATAAAGGAGGCTAAAAAATGGCAGGAACAGCACCAACCAATGTCTTTGAGAAGGATGGTCAATACTTATCCTTCACTGTCAGCACAGCAGCCATCGGCTTAGGAGAAGTCGTTGCAATCGACGACGCTGCCGCTAACTCAGTTGTAACTGGGACAGCAGCACTTAAGGCGAAAGCAATTGGCGTGGCATGTGCCGGTGAAAGATTCTCAAGGACCTCGGACGACGGCAACGTAGCTGTCGGACGTAAAATAACCGTCTGTACTAGAGGCGTAGTAAACGTCGAAAGTACTGCAGCAGCAATAGATGAGGGAGACCTTGTTGAAGGAGCTGATGACGGGAAAGTAGTCGCACACACACCAGCAGCAGGTAACTATGCAGATGTACTCGGTATAGCGCTTTCAAGCGTTGGAGCATCAGGCGGAGTTGTCCAGATAAAGCTGTTTAGGGGTTAATGGAGGTACATGAAAAATGGCATTAGTTCCGGCATCATCAGCGCAATCTTGGGCATTGTTTAAAGAGCAGGTAGACGATACTATCATAAAAGCTCTTCAGCCAAAGATTATATATCCGCTAATAGCAAAGACGTACCCAGCACAAGGACCTGTAGTTGAGTATAATGTTACAGACTCTTGGCTAAACCCAGAAGAGCAGGGAGAGAGTGGAGAATATCCAAGCAAGGTTATGGATTTCGAAAGAAAGTTCGCAACCATCAAGGACTTGGGTATTGCACCAAGGCTTCCAATTAACTGGATAAAAGATTCCAGATGGGACTTAGTCAACGACCATGTCGAAGCAATCGGTTTCGGTATCGCAAGATTCCTTAACGCAGACTTGTTAGAAGCTTTGAACATATACCTTGACGGCGGGACATACAACGGACAAACCATCCCGGCTTTGTCAGATCACGTTGTAGCTGCCTCAGCAACATGGGATAACGCATCAGCAGACGTTCTGTTGGACATATCTCTTGGGCTAGGAGCCTTGGAAGCTGACGACGCAGGCGACGGTAAGAAGTACTTGATACTTCACCCAAATACATTTAAGTATTTAAGGGTAGACCCTAACCTGTTAAAGTACATCAACTATGGAGACGCAAGCCTTATACAAAGGGGCATATATCCTACTCCGTTCGGAGTTGATATCTTGGTCACAAGCCAAGCTGCACAGACATATGCACTTATTGTAAACGTAGACTTAGCAAGTGTTAAGTATTACGAAAGGGAACCGTTGACCACAGAGATGGAGAAGTCAGCAAGGTCTAAGAACCTCGACATCGTTGCCTATATAAGGTACGCATTCGCGGTAGGAAGGCCAAAGGGTCTTGGTAAGATAAGCGGAGTAGCCGTTTAAGGCTATTTCTTTTCTTTTCTTTTTCTGATAAGACACACAATACATAACGATCATTTTTATGGAGGATAAAAAAAATGCCACGAGATACAGATACAAAATCATTGAGGGTTCGTGGAGGACCTGTAGAATTGCCAGATGAATCTATAAGTGAAGAAGAGATTGAATCTGGAATGGCTTCTGAATCAGAAGTCGCAGCAGACATAGCAACACACGACGGAGCAAGTGGGTCTCACAGCGGTGGACTTGACTCATGTGAAGCATCAGGCGCAGTATCAACGCACGATGGCGCAGCTGGTTCCCATAGTGGAGGACTAGATTCATGCGAGGCAGCTGGAGCTGTTAGTACGCACGACGGTGCCGCAGGGTCACATAGTGGTGGCTTGGATTCATGTGAAGATGCAGGAGCAGTAAGTACTCATGATGGAGCAGCCGGTTCACACAGCGGGGGTCTTGATTCTTGCGAAGCAGCTGGTGCTGTCTCTACTCACGATGGAGCAGCAGGTAGTCATAGCGGAGGCTTAGACTCTTGTGAAGCTGCAGGTGCCGTTTCAACACACGACGGTGCGGCAGGAAGCCACAGTGGTGGATTAGACTCATGCGAGCCTGCTGGAGCAGTAGCAACTCACGAAGCTGATACATCAGCAGTCCACGGTATAGATGACACAGGAGCATTACCAGTCATCTCAGCAGGATCTGGAGCACCAAGTTCAACTCCAGGAAAGGTTGGAGATATCTACGTTGATACAGCTGCACCTGCTCTGTATGCTGCAAAAGGAAACTCAAGTTCAGCAGACTGGTTCGCCGTATAAGGTGAACCAGTAGCCAATAAAACCAGGGAGGTTGAATAATGGCGAAAGTAAAACTACTAGACAGTAAAAGGTTTTTAGAAGACGAGGATGCTAACTTCGTTATAAAAGCCGGACAAGAAAAAGAACTTCTACCACGAGACTTAAAGTCCATCGCGATAAGAGGATATCTTTGGAACGGTGTACTACTTGTGACTGAAGGAGAACTGGAATTCCAGTTGAAATCTGCTCATGTTGTGGCTAAGCCCGATGGTGTACTCGAAGTAAACGAAGGTGGAAATAGATTCGTAAAGAATGTTCCAGACGGAGCGGTTTCTCAGTTAGAGCCAAAAGACTCTGAATCTTCTGAAGAAGAACCTGTAGAGGAAGAACTTGAAGAAGAAGAGAAACCTGAAGAAGAGCAGAAAGACGAAGAGGAGCCCGAAGAGGAAGAATCTGACGAGAAGGAGGAAGAATAAAGATGCCACCAATCTCAGCAGATAAAGTTACTCCGTATACCATTAAGTCGTATTTTAAAGACGACGCAGGTTCGGACATAGACATAAAGGCTTCTAATGGTGTCTTAGGATTTATTATCGTTGGTGAGGCAGCAGCAGGTACTGTTACTCTCAAAGACGATACCAACACAATCTGTATAATAGACACTGGAACTCTAGGCTCATATCCAATCTTTACTAAGTTTGATACAAGCTTGGTATTAACAAAGGTTGGAGACGCATCAGTTACAATAACATACAACTAGGAGGAGAAAAAAAATGGCAGCACCAACTGTTAAATGGTACTTAAATACCGCAACCGAAGGATCTCCTACATGGACGGAGGTCTCGGCAACAGACGCATATTACTTTGCTGGTCCTGATACTACTGGTTCAAGTCTTGACCCGGTACAGGCACCAACAAGCGGTACAAAGTTTCCTGAAGAGTTTTGGAAAGCTCAAAGTGCAGCGTATGCATCAGGAGTACAATGTACAAACTACGAACAGGATATAACATCAGCTGTTAATACAAACATTGTAGCAGTTCAGTTCGATGATAATCCTACAAGTACTGCTCCAGAGTTAACCGCATGGGATGATAACACAAGGTCATCAGTAGCTAAAGAAGTATTTGTTGGAACAACAAACTTCCCATACTGCATGTTAAGAGGAGTTATTACGTCAAGTAATGTTCTTCCAGCAGCAGGTGCAGGCACTCTACCAGGAGCATGGGGTTCACAAACAGGAGCCACTGCAACATATACGCTTGAGGGAGATACTTCAAAGCAGACAGCAGGTAGTGCAATAGACGCAGGGAAACAGTTTAGGTTTGTAACCACATTGTTTTTCCCAGACGATATAAGTGCAGGTACAACAGGACATGACCCTATCTACAGTGTAACTTATACGTACACATAATTGCCATAATAGTTTGCTTGGGGAGACATATGTTCTCCCCTTGTAAATTTTTTGGAGGACAAAATGCCAAGTCAAGATTTTACAAACTACACAGCAGATATCAAAGAAAAGAACGGAAACAAAGAATATAATGTTCACATAGTTGTCACGAATGCAGCTGGTGCATGTAATGTGACAAAAACAAATGTTGAAAATCCTGAGGATGTTATAGAGTTAGTATCAGACATCGATGGAATGGGGCTAAGAGAAGATCTTTTAATAGCTCCTTAAGACCACGAGAGAGACAACGCAGGGGTTAAATCCTGCCAGTAACAATATATATCCCCTGGGGATAATAAGGGCTTACCGGTATCGCGTAGCCCTCTAGGAGGACAATACAATGGGATGGATAGCTCACTACCAAGACGGAAAAACATTAGCAGAATCACAAGGATTAGACTGGAAAGATATACCTAAATCTGGTATTACTTCTCTTCAACTTAGTCATAAAGGCATTACTCATACTCTAGGGATTCCGGCAGGAACTAGAGGAGTATTTCAACAAAAGATTGGAATAACATTCATGGGTGCTACTCAATACGACGATCCATTAGTTGCAAGACAGATCGGTGCTGTCGTTAACAACGACGGAGACTGTATCATTCTAGAGATAAAAGAAAAGACAGGAGATAGCAAGGTTTTTGTTGATAATATAAAAAGAATGAAGATGAACATGAAGTTGCATGGAATAAATCTGGAGGTTAAGCATGAGTCTTCCTAGTGCAAATTATAAGAGAAGTATAGGATTCGACTATCCTAATGCTGGAGAACAACAAGATTATGATATAGATGAAAATTTAGTTCTCTATCTTAAACTTGATGAACCATCAGGAACTCCTACAGATAGTTCAATATACAGTCATACGTGTGGGGTAACGGGAACAAGTATAGTCACAGGAAAAATAAATAACGGTAGAGAATTCTCAGGATCGACACATAAAATAGTTGTATCAAATGATACAGTATTACAGCCAAGAGATTTCATTACATTGGAATGCTGGTGTAAGCCAGATGTAGCTTCTGGATATTTAATTGAAAAGGGAAGTTCGTATAGATTGGCTATTAATGGAAGCGGACAGCCTTACTTTAGTATTTGGGATGGAACATCTACTCAAAGGACAGCGACAAGTTCTGTAGCTTTGCCAGTGGGTGTTTGGTCACACGTTGCAGGAACATATGACGGCAAGTATGTGAGAATCTTTGTTAATGGGGTAGAGCAAAATAAACTTTCTCAGGTTGGCACTATAAGGGCTGTTTCAACTAATATAAGGATAGGACAAGACGGTGGAAATTCTAATAACTTTGATGGTGTTCTGGATGAGTGTAAGGTTTATAGAAAAGCTAAAAGAAGTTTCTTTCCATTAAGGTTTAATAATTATCCTATAACTGTGCCACTGACGGATGATAGTACGACGAGCGGAGATTATCAATTTTATGATGACTGCGAAACAGGTAGTGCAAGTGATAACTGGAACTTTGAAAGCGGTAGTGGTAGTTTTTCATACAGTACAGATTATAGTAAGAATGGAACACAATCTTTAAAAGTTGTACCTTCCACAAGTCCGTATGTAATCAAGAGTGATTCATTTACGCAACCAAGTGCAAGGGGTTGCATTAAAATGTGGTTCTTTGACGAGAATCCTACCGACAGTGAATACAAATTAGCTGATGTAAGAACAGGTTCAAGCCAGATTAATGTGTTGCTTGGGATTAAGAACTCAACAAGTGTGACTCATTATGTGTATTATAACAGTGGTTGGCAGACAACTGGTATGAAAAGAAAATACGGCTGGAGGTTGTTTGAGTTTAAATGGTTAGGAGGAACGTCTTGGGAATATTACATAGACGGAAAATACGTGGGAAGTGCTACAGCTACAGGTTCTTCTTGGGACACTTTATTCTTCTTAGGATATAATGGAGATACTATGTATATAGACGACATTAAAGTAAGTAATGGGTTATATGCTCCGCAGGAAAAGATAAGCAGTAACCAGAGAGACGATGGATACGACTGTAGGATTGTAGGATACGGGTCAAGCTGGACTGAAGGCGATTATGATTTGATGGAAGGGAGTAAAGACGTCGCTGATTCTACAGCTTTGTCAACAAGAGGTTGGAGTTATGTGCTATATGCAAACGGCACACCAGCTTATAGTTCTGATAAAGGAAATGAAATTCATAAATATGTTAAGATGGCAACAACCAACACAAATGGTATTGCTATGGTAAATAGTTTCACAGGACAAACAGGAACAGTAGAATATAAGTTTTACGATTATGCAAACCTTGCTTCAACAGAACAGTTTTATTATTTGTATGTAGCAAGTAGTGGGACAGCTATTGCGCGACTAGGAATTCAAGGCAGAACATCAATACTTAATTATTGTTATAGAACAAGTAGTGGAAGTTGGACTGATACTGGAATTAAAAGAACTAAAGGGATGCACACAATTAAGTATGTTCATACTGGGACATCGATGTATGTTTATTTAGATAATAAGTTTGTGTATAAAGAAAGTATGGGTTCATATCCAACTTTTAATGAATTAAGATTTTATTATGCAGGTGCAATATTGCCTGGAACTGATACTTATTGGACAGTTAGAGTTTGTGATGATGTTAATGGAATGTTGCCAATAGCACAAGAAGAGATACCAAGTCAGCTTGTTTATCAAGATGCAGAATTTTTTGATAATGCAGAAGGTGAAATAAATGACATCACTATAATTGGAAAGAACGGATGGACATCAGTAGCAGGAAGTAATACTTATAGAGTTTATAATAATGACACTTGTTATTCTGGAACAAAGAGTATAAAGTTAGACAGTACAACACCATCAGCACAACAATCAGCAAGAAAAACAGTATCAAGTAACAAAGTTGTTTTAAAGTTTTACGACGACGACGCTTCAAGTAAGTATGCTTCAGCTTGGGTATCTACTCAAAGTAAAGGACTCGGTGTAGATACAGGAACAGACGGAGACAATTATTGTTATTATGATGGCGGTTGGGTAGCAACAAGTGTAGCAAGGACAGACGGCTGGCACGAGTTTAAGTTTGTTTGTGATGGCACAGATACAAAAGGATACATAGATGGAACACTTGTAAGAACATTTAGTGGTGTGTCTTCTTTGACAAATTTTGATATACTTGATGGAGATACAGGGAAATTTGGAACAAGTTATTGGGACGAGATTAGAGTTTATGACGGAGACGATAAGCCTACAGGATTAATGTTCTTAGGAGAGAACACATACCAGAAGGTCTTAACTATGGAGAATGATGAATTCACACAAGCTCTTTGGAAGTTTGAGAACGACTGGACAGATGATAGTGACAACGGATATGACTTGACAAATAATGGAGGAAGCTTTAGTGGAACAAGTAGGGTAGGAAGCTACTCAGCAAGTTTCGGAGCAGGAGACTATGCGACAGCTTCTAGCCTTAATATATTTAATTCGTCACAAGAGCAAGGAAGTGTTGAAGCAGTATTCCAAACAGGAAGCAACATAACCGCCGAACAGTGGATTTATTCTATAAGAGAATTATCTCCTGCAATCAAGGCTATTCGTATGTACGTGACTGGTGGGATTTTACAAGTTAATATTTATAACAGTAGCAATAAAACGGTTGAAACCCCAAGCGGATTCTTGGCAATAGATACGTGGTATTTTGCTACGTTCAACTGGCACAAGGGAGCAGATGGTAACTATATCTATGAACTTCACGTTAATGGTGTTTTGATGGATAAAGAATCGGCAGGTGTAGGAATACCTGACCCTGCTTCTACATACCTTTGGATTGGTAACAACAACGAGAATTCAAGTACTCAATACTTTAGGGGGCTAATAGATGAGATTAGAATAAGTAACGTTGTAAGAAGACCAATGGGATTTGATAATACATACGAATTATACTATGGAAGTTTAACAACTCCTGCGAAATACAATTGTCCATATGAATTAACTTGGAGCACTGGAGCAACACAGCTTACTGTCGAGACTCCAATTCATAAAGCAGTTTTAGGAGACGGAGGAGCAGTAGAGGGTTATTTCTTTAAGGGGGGGAGTGATTGGCTTAACTATCTTGCAGGATCTATGTTGTGGAATGTTGCAGATTCAGGAACGACATACTTTTCTTCAAATGCCGCAGTATCAGGACTTCAAGGATTAAAAGTTGATTCTGGGGCAATCATGCTTGGTGTAAGGCATGATAATGGAAGCCATAGTATGTGGCATAATCTTTATGGAGGAAATTCATTCATAGACGGAGAGTATAAACTTGTTACAACAAATGAACATAGGATTGCGTTTTTAGGCTCAGGAAGTTTAGCAGGAGATTCTGGACAACACTATTCGTGGCATGGAGAAAGTACTGCAGAGGTATCAAGTAATACATATTACACAGACTCTAGAGGATTTGTTGGAGGAAGAAGCAATAGTGGAAATCAATATGTTTCACAACTTGTTAATGAAGAAGATGAGAATAATCTCGATCAAGGAAGAATAGAACCAGCTTCTGCAAACTGGAGCGCAGGTAATCCATTACTTTCAGGAACATCTGGAGATAATTATAATACAAAAACTTCAATGTACAAATTTAGAATAGGAGTATCCGATGGCTACATTTAATAATACATTTAATGAAGGACAAAGATCTTCTGAAGATGAGTACCAAAAATTCATTGGGACAGAATCATCTCAAGGATCTGAACAGCCATTATCTACAAGTGGAACATCGGGAAGAGGAGTTAAATTCACAGCAGCAATAGTTGTTGACGATGGAAGACTAGTGATTACACAAGCTGAAGTTTTTGGACATAGTGACAGAACAATTAAAGTTGAAGCTGAAGTATTCGGAGTCTCTGACAGAGGAGTTAAATTTAATGCAGCAGCAAGAGGATTCAGTGATAGGTCTGTTAAGATAGAGCCAGAAGTTTTTGGTCATTCAGATAGAAATTTAAAATTCATAGCAGAACAGCCAGAAGATATAGATAGACCAGTTAAGTTTGAAGCAGAGCAGATAGACTTTTCAGATAGAGGATTAAAATTTGAGGCTAGGCAGACTGGATACACAGATAGGTCTGTTATCTTTGATGCAGAGATATTAACAACTTCTGGTAGAGATCTTAAATTTGAAGCAGAACAGAATGGTGTAACTAATAGGGGTATTATCTTCCTAGCTGAAGTAGAACATCTCGATGATAAACCAATTAAGTTTGAAGCTGAGATAAAATCATTCAGTGACAGGTCTGTTAAAACAGAAGCAGAGATAGTTGCACATTCAGGAAGAGGAGTTAAATTTGATGCATATCTCGAACGATATAGAGACAGACTTGTTAAGTTTACAGCAGAAAGAGTTGATTATTCAAACAGAGGAGTTAAGTTTGAAGCAGAACAACCAGATGATGATCATAGAGAACTAAAGTTCGAAGCAGAGGTATTCGGGTTCTCGGAAAGGACTGTTAAGTTTGAAGCAGAACAAAATGGGTATTCAGATAGAACAGTCAAGGTAGACGCAGAGATAAAAACTTACTCAGACAGAGGAGTTAAGTTCACTGTTCAGGCTCCATCTCCAGCAGGAGCTACAATGAACAATACAATAGATGAGAAGCCAACACTTCTCACAACTACAATTACATGAGGTGAATAAAAATGGGAGTAATGGTAAGATGGCAAAAGCCAGAAGAAAATTCGTCTTGGACCAATGTTGTCATTATGAGAGCTACTTCTGAGACGGGAGTATACAGTGATGCTAAGACATTAGGAATAGCTTTCACGGAATGGTTTGATGAAGACGGAAGTGATGACTATTGGTATAAGATAAGATTCAAGAATACTGAGACTGGAAAAGACTCTGACCCAAGCGATCCTATGCAAGGCGGTGTGTATCCGTATTATGCTACTCCATCGGACATTTATCACTTTGCTCAATTGACGACAATAGATGAAACTAATAGACCTACTGTAGGAGAAATCCTCACATGGATAAGGGCAGCTCATATAGAGATAACACAAGACACAGATGCTACAGATACAGACTTCCTGTGGTTGTTGACAAATAACTTAGCATCGTCATATGTCATGAGAGCACTTGCTCACAAGGCTTTAGTTCAGGGATACATCTCATTTAATATCGAAGGAGTATCCTTCCAGAAGCCATACAGCGAACTTCAGCAAGAGTCAAGAGCATTCAAGGCTAAGTACAAAGAACTATTACATAAGTTCCAAACAGAAGGAGTAATAACAAAGCCACTCAGGAATGTAGAAAGCCAAACAAGACAAGACATTGTTGATACATTCCATGGGACATCAGACGGATATGACTATCAGGCAGCAGCATATCCAAGTTACAAGAGAAGGAGGCCATACGTATAATGGGAGCTTTATTAGATGGGATGAGAGCAGACATTAACACTATATTTAATGTTGTGAGTTCCACTATACAGGTAAGTCTTCCAACATACGAGAAAGATGCTGCAGGACAAGTTACAGGAATAACTTGGTCTGATGCAGTAACAGAATCAGTTTGGTGCAGAAGACTAAGATTAAGAGACGATGTTGTTCAAGCTGGTTTATTGTCTACAGAAGACCTTAGAATACTAGCACCGTATACGACAACAATAGTTGTTGACGCTAAGGTAACATACAGAGGAGAAGAATACAGAGTAACAGAGATTGAAGCTTCTCCTGATATCGAAGGAGGAGATACCCATAAGGTATTCTTCGCACGAAAGAAGGTTAACTAATGACTCAGGAACTAATAGACGAATTAACTGGAGAACTTGTTAAGGAGATACTCATGACTATAGCTATGGAAATAGAAAGACGTGCAGTTGAGAATCTAAGAGAGCATAAGGTTATGGGAACAGGTATATCAGTTAGATTCACTACAGATGTAACTAATATAGAGAACGGAGAGATTTCAGTTTCTGTTGACAGTGATACCGCAGAGAACGGAATGGATATAGCCGTCTTCCTTAACTTCGGAACAGGAATATACGGAGAGAGGAGACAGTTCATAACAGCCAATCATAAGACAAAGAAAGGAGAACCAGGATACATGAGATTTAGACCAGGCTTCGGCGGAGGATCATCCGGGCAAGGTCCAATACCTGGAAACAAATCATTCAAGAAAGATGGGTTTGTCTTCACACAGAAAAGTCGAGGTATGAAGCCAACGTTCTTCTTCACCAAAGCCGTAGAAGATACTCTTGCACAAAAGAACAGAATAATAAGAGACGTATTATCTAGCTATGGCATAGGAGGTGCAGCATGACAGACGGAGTATACGATAGGGAGTGGGATATACTCATTCACATGAGGAACAATCTAACAGACCCAGAGGCTAGAGGAACTGATACAACAGATACGTTCACAGGAGATGGAATAGAGACTAATTTTGTCTTGACGAATACTTTAGTTAAGAATGTTAGTGAGGTAAGGGTAGGTGCCACCACTTATTATAGGGGTTATGATTATCTCGTGACATACGGGGAAGGGACAGGGACAACTACAGTTACATTCCTCGTAGCACCTACTGGTAGCATAGAAGTAGACTATCATTACGGTACAACATTCATAGCCATGGAAGTAGCAAGACAAGACTCAGGTATGCCACGGTGTATACTTATGCAGATAACCGCCAATGAAGAATTCCTTGGGCTTGGAGAAGACCATGGAAGCGGGAAGAAGGCAAGTGTATTACTTCTTGTCCATAGGTTTGAGGTAAGAGGAGAATACGCAGGGCAGGTCAAGTCAATTGTCAATCAAGCATGGAATATAGTCAGCGGTATGAGACATGAAAGGATATATCATCTTAGAATGATTCAAGCAGCAGACTTAACTAATTTCGATTACGATCCTGAGCTGAAGTTATACAAACAACAGTTCACGATAAGATCCGAATGGATACACATATTCAAAGACTAGGGAGGTCAATGAAAAATGCCAACATACAAAGGCTTTTTAACAAAGCCAGCATACGTTGTCGAAACTTCATACGCAAGTGGAGGCACACCAGACACAGCGATAGGAGGAAAAGTCCTAAGCATTAATCCTACTCTGTCGAATAACTTCTTCAGAGAACAAGGACTAGGCGAAGGAAGAAACCAGACCACAACACTGTGGGGTCCATTTGATTGCGGACTGTCAATGGAGTGGGAAGTAGGAGACTTCTCGTTTCTGCAATTCTTTGTAGGACCACAGAGTGGTGCAGGCACAGCAGGAGACCCATATGTATTGACTGAAGCAGACAATATAGGTTATGGTGCAAGCGATATAGCATCATTCGCATTAGGAGTTTCCGCAAATGATGGAAGCGGAACTGATGACTATGACTTATATAAAGGTTGCTGCATAAACACAGTGGGACTTACTGGAGCCGTAGGTGACATACTTAAATGCTCTAATGATATAGTTGCTAAGATTGTCACGTCTTCTCAAACAGGACACGATATAGCAGGAAGCTCTCTTGCTCCTTGGGTATTCTTCCAGGGTGAGTTTAAATGGAATTCAGCTGTTGTAGGGCAGGTTCAATCCTTTGCACTAGCAGCAGCTCAGAATCTGTTTATATACAGATCACTCGGAGATAGAACAATTGAAAAGCCTGAGACTGGAGTAAGAAGATACAACTGGACATTAGTCTTGAAGATGACGGACACAGTTGCAACAACACTCAGAGATCATTTCTATGGTCAAGCTGATGAACCATACAACTCTGCAGCAGCTCCAAGCCCAACAGAATATGGATTGGAACTGAACTTTGGAAGTGACTCTATTTCCGGAAGTAGGTATGGTCAAGTTCTATTGGATGATAACGCAATAGACAGTATGAGTAAACCTGTTGATCTTGGTGGAGGTATCGTAGAAGTTACTTTCACAGGGTTCGCAAGGACTGCCACGGGTAACACACCATTTAAATGGTGGACAGTTGCATAAGACTGAGACATTAATTTGTCTCGTCATTTAAACACCAGGGAGGTGTACAAATGACTGTGAAGAAAGAAACTAAAGTGAAGCTTCCAATAAATGGAGGCGAAGTACATTTAAGGAGACCCGATGCAGGTCCAAGAAACGACGCATTAATAGAGGCTGAAGGTCCAAACGGACTTAAGCTAACTAAATTCTTTGTCGAGCTATTGCCAAATGCAATAGTTAGTCATCCATTTCCGAAAGAGATGGTTAATGGCAAAGAGAAGCCTCTAAAAGATATCCTGCGAAAAACAGAATGGGAAGACTATGATGCTATGGTAGATGGATTGAAAGAGATAGTCCCAAACCCCGACCAGCAGGAGGATGATATAAAAAAGTCCGAGAGTTCGTCAGAACCAAAAAGCTCCCAAGAGACGCAAGAATCCGAGACAAAGTCATCAAGTGGCTCTTCGCCACAGACTTCGGGTTCACCCCCCGTCAAGTAGAGGATATGGATTCAGACGACTACGACTTTTTCCTCAATATAAGTATGGCAAAAGGTGAATACAAAGATACCCATGACATGCTTGGGGAAGCTATGAGAAAAGCGAAAGGAGGAAGATAATGGCAATCAAGGGAACAGTTACAGTTGATCGAGGAAAGATTTCAAGAGGACTCGCTGCATTACAAGGTAGTGGTGGAGCAGGTACAGGAGCTGTATCTGCTAATACCGTTAATGTAAGTGGGAAGACTATAAATCTTAGTGGTGGATTAGCTGGAGCTGCACCTGGAGGGTCAGGCTCTCCATCCGGCGGTGGCGGACTAGGTGGACTTTTCGGTGCCGCCGGAAAAGGAGGAGCTGGAGGTGGAGCAGCAGGAGCAGCTGGAGGTATAGCTGCAATTGCTGCTGGAGTAGCAGGTGGAATAGCTGCAGTAGGATTCATAAAAGCAGGATTCGATAAGTTAGTTGCAGCAACTCCAAGATTACAAGCAGAGATGAATAGATTTAACAAGGGTCTTAAGTTATGGTTGAGACCTCTTGGTGAAATTCTGGCTAATACTCTTAGACCTTATACTAGAGCATGGCTTAAGAATGCAGTAGGGTTTTACAAATGGTGGAGAGAGAATAAAGATAAAGTTGGAGCTGCATATGATGTTATGAAGACATTCACATTCTCAGGATTCGTACAGGCTATCAAAGAAGGACTAGCTGGAATCTTTGGTATTGGTGAAGGAGAATCTATCTGGTTCAAATTAGGAGATACAATCAAAGATAAAATCTTTGGAGAAGACTTTAGTCTAACAGAATTAATAAAGGAATGGTTCGGAGGAAAGCCACAAGATGAAGAAAAGACATGGGAAGAATTTCACGAAGATCCAAAGATAAGTAGAGGAACAGTAGCAAAGAATGCTCTTAAGAATATGTGGGAAAAGATTAAAGATTCTGTATCAACCTGGTGGAGCGAAGACCAAGAGAAGGTAGCGGAAGCAAGAGCAAAGACAAGAGAATACTGGGAGAAGACAAAAGAAACAGTAGGAGAATGGTGGGACACAACTGGTGATTATCTATCAGAAGTCTGGTCTGGAATTGCAGAAAAGATGTCTGGATTTGGAGAATGGTTCTGGGAGAAGCTGAAGACAGTTTGGAATTATACAAAAGACTTTGGTAAATGGATATGGAAGAAGATGAAATCATTATGGAACTACTCTAAAGACTTTGGAGTTTTCATCTGGGATAAACTTAAGTCTATCTGGACTTGGACATATGACTTCCCGGCATTAGTTTGGGGATGGTTAAAATCAACACTTAGAAGCTTGGTTGGAAGAGGTGGAGATGATGAAGAAGACCAAGGAAGTAAAAAGATATCTGAAGATAGTCCAAGAGAAATGGCTATAGGTGGACCAATAAGAAAGACTGGTGCAGTTATGGCACACGCAGGAGAACATATATTAACTGCAGCAGATGTGAAAGATATGAAGTCAACAAGAGCACCTATAAACTTTTCACCTACAATTAATATTGTCAATCCAGTTATGGATACTGCTAGAGGACTAGAAGAACAAGCAGAGGAATTCGGAAGATTAAGTGAAAGAGAATTAAGAAGGAGGTGTTCATATTGAGCTTTACTATAACACTTAATGGAGAAAACATTGGAACTGTTACTGGGTGGAGGAATAAGAAAGGAGCTAACATCGTTCCTATAGAAACTCCTGGAGCAGACTCAGATGAGACAGAAATGGTAGATATGCTTGGAACAATAAAGTTCTTAGAAGTCTCAGGAGTAATAACAGGAACTTTCGATTCCATACAAGAAAAGATATTTGATATCGAAGCATTGATAGACGGAGATCAGGAAACGACCTATGAGTTAGTTAGTAACTTTGTAGTTAACAATACTGACTATGGTACAAGTGCAGCAACCAAAACACTTCACGTTAAAGTTGTTGATTTTGATGGCGACTGGGAAGCTCCAGGATTCAATAGATATAATTACAGGCTAAAGGTCATCACCGGGAAACAAGAAGTCTAATGGGAATTATGAAGACAGAAGTCAGGATTAATGGATCGGTTGTTACATCTTATCTAGCTAAGCCCCGAGGGTCAGACGCTTGGAAAGTTGAAGATGATTCAGATAATGCCGTATCCATAGCTGACGTTTCTTTCAAACCAAATATCTTTAGTATTCTTCCAATTGAGACTGGTTCTGTTATAACAATCAAGAGAGGATTTGTTACAGCTACAGATGAGTTTGTATTTGAAGGAGAGATAGATGATTGGTCCTCACATAGAACTGTAGTAACATTTAAGTGTAAGGATAAATTAGTTGAAGCTATCAAGGCTAACATCACATACTCCTATGACATAAATAACGATCCATCTGGTGGCGTAATATCCGAGATTTTCAAAGATATGATAAATGTATGGACTCCATTAGTTGCAGATGACACAAGCGTTACAAGTACTGGAGTAACTAACAAACTTGATAAGTTTATAGCTATGGGTGAAGACGTATATGACAAGGGGTGGCAACTAGCGAATCTCGTTGGATATTTCGTAAGATATAGTCCTGCACTAGGGAAGGTAGAATTTAGACCTAAAGGCGAGAATGTCTATCCAGATACACTTACTGTCGGAGACCAGATAACAATTGTTCCTAAGTGGAGAAAGAATGCACAACAGCTTGTCAACAAGATAACAGTTAATGGTGCTACTCAGTATGACAAGATAGTAGAATCATTTGCCGGACCAGGAACAGAATTTGATCTTGCAAAGACACCAGAAGATACAGAGGTTAGAATTGGAGGACAGACAGGAACGTTATTAACTAGGGGTATAGCCGGGTCGACTAGTACTTATGATTACTCTGTAGACAGAGATACAAAGAAGCTTACATTCACATCATCAAGGTCTAACATTTGGATAAGGTATGGAGCTCAGGTTCCGATTCCTGTTGTTGTTCAAGATGACGATTCAATTGATACTTATGGTGGACCAGACAAGACTCCAAATGAAAAAGAGATAAATGTTACAGATGCAAGAACAGTTGCTGACGCTCAGATATATGCCATTCAGTATATAGAATTATATAAAGAGCCGTTCAGGTCTACATCATTTCCATTATCAAATGCACAACTTGCAATACAACCTATTGCTCCAGGTGATATGGTTCATATTGTTGATAACAAGAACAGTGAGACTATAAATGATAACTTTGTTGTTCATAAAGTTGTTAAGACTTATCCTCATAAGAATGATAAGATTTTCATCGGAGAAGAAGATTGGAAGACAGAACAATGGCAATTCAATGTTGAAAGAAACATTAAGAAGCTTCTTAAGGAGCAAGCAGAGAACCAAGATCTTGTTCAGCAGACAAAAACACTCAATCATAGATATGGTAAAAAAAGACAAAGAATTCAAGCTATTGGAAATGCAATTAATGATAGCTTCATAGCTGATAATCCAAATCCTGCAAACTCAGGAGCAGATGTAGTCAAAGCCGGAAATAGAAGAGGCGGAGACGTAACAATAATTGATACAACATACTAGGAGGAATCATAATGGCAAACGGAGGAGAATTTACAAACCAAGGAGTAAACGTAGAACTGAATAGATCGTCTATGGCAACTCCAGACAAGACCCCACTAGATCAGTTTAAAATAGGTGCAGGAACAACAACTCCGGCTATAACTGATACAGACACTGAGATAGGTGTTCCAATCAATGAAGTTAATGTAGAATTGATTGACCACTGTAATGCAGCAGATTGGACTCAGGGAGGAGCAGGTCTTGCTGAGGCTACAAACACAGTCACATTCAAGGAAGGAAAAGGAGATGTTACATCTCTTGAGATTCCAAAGGATAATAGTGGAACATTGGCAACTTGGGAAAAGACATTGGGTGCAGCACTAGATGGAACTGACAAAGATTTCTTCATGTGGTTCTATATAAAAGACGCTACAACACTAGATAAGTTTGCTACATCGGGTTGTTTAGTTCTTAGGTTTGGAAGTGACAACGCCAATTATTATTCCTTATCGAAGAACAAAAGTGAGCTTATAGATGGTTGGAACCTTATCAAATCCCCAATATCATCTATGTCTACAACGGGCTCTCCGGTTCTTACAGCACTTGACTATCTTCAAATAAGACTAACGACTACTCTTGCAGCTGATACATTTACATCAGATGATGTCATTATGGACTACTGGCATCTAGTAAGTGCTGATGACTATTACAAGTCTATCCTTACAGTTGAGTTCGATGAAGTTAATAAGAGACGAGTCACGAAGTGTTATGTTAACTCATTAGAGGCTAATGGATACCTTATAACAGAAATAGTGACAGCCAATCAAGACTCTCCGGTCCAAATTGGAAGTCATGACGTTCACAACGCTATCTCTAAATCAAGTACAGACGAGATAACATATATAATAACAGACGAGGCAGACAATACTATATAATGGCAGAACTACTAAGATATGGGGAATACACGTACGCGAAGTATCTGAACAATAGGCCCATGAGTGTTAATGGGGTCTGTAACTTCTCTGCTACTTCTCCTCCTAATTCAAACATCTATCATTTCACACTGATGGAGACAGGAGCAAGTAATACTATTAGAGCCGTCTACCTTTGGGTGTATGGTAAACAATTAGGAGAGATAGCTGTAAGGCAACACGCCATATCAAATACAGGAGGTCACACACATAATCCAGGACTAAGCGGACCTCACTCATCTGGGTCAGCTGGAGGGCATGGGCATGGTTCACAAGGATTGGCTACAAGTGTTATTCCACAGTCTGTAAAGATTATCATAGATGGTACGGATCGAACAGCAGCAATAGGAAATCCTAATACTAAGCCAGCAACTATGTGGGACTCAACAGGAAATGACTGGGGTAATAACACAGGAGTAGAATGGGATACTGGCAGACTAGACATTACAGCTTATGTAGACTTGACAGTTCAAGATCACTATATAGAATTCCAGGAGACTGGAGGAAATGGAGGCAAGTTGTTGTTCAACTTGTATTTGGTATAATGGCACTCATAACAACCAACGAAACATATGGCTCAAAGTTCATGAATAATAGGCCACTCAGTATATCAGATGAGGTAGTTATGGATGGGACAGGAACCTCCGAACATACCTTCTACTTTCACATAATGGAAACTGGTGCGTTATGGGATGGAAGTTTCTATGTCAGCTTTAGACAGGTTCTCTTATTCTTGTATGGGTACGCAGGTGGAGGATACCCCGAAGAATCTCACGTGCACCCAAGTGTAGGAAATCATACTCACCCTTGTACTCCATCAGAGTATGCAGCGGGAACCTCTGGAACTAATCCGTCACACGGTCACGGTAATGCTGGTTTAGATCCTACGGTAGTTCCTAAGCATGTTGAGATATGGATTGATGGTACAGAAAGAACATTAGACATAGGCAATCCTAATAGTAAGACTCACTATGATACAGTAGACGGATGGGGAGACGACGGGACTAATGAATGGAGCACAGGAAGACTAGACATCACAGATTATGTAGACCCAACAGTGCAAGATCATTATATCACAATCAAAGAAACAGGAGGAGAAGGCGGTAGAGTTCAATACTGTCTTTACATAACATAATGGCATTGCTTGCAGATAATGAAACAGTATATGCGAAGTTCATGAACAATCGTCCTCTATGTGTTAATGGGATAAGGTTAGTTGGTGATAGTGGGTCAGCAAGCGAGAGAATCTACTTTCACATAATGGACATTAGAACATATACTCCAGCAGACTTCAATAACTATAGGCATGTTTATTTAAGAGTTAGAGGATTAGTATTTGGAAGACCTGGAAACATTACACATGGTCATCCAAGTGTAGGAAATCATACTCATCCAGTCCTTCTAGTTTCTATTGGTACAGGATTCTGTCCTTCTGGAAGTGGTGGAGGACACAGTCATCCTGCAGATGGAATAGCTACAACTGCTGTTCCAAAGAATACAGAGATATGGATAAATGGCACGGATCGAACCACAGACATAGGAGACCCAAACACAATGCCGGAATGGACAGGTTCGGATTGGGGAAGTGACGGAACAACAGAATGGGATACTGGTCTACTGGACATTACCACTTACATTAATAATACAACAGAAGAACAACTAATTGAACTAAAAGAGACTGGCTCCAGCGGAGGGAGACTAAATTATGAGGTGTATATTGTATGAGCTTTAAAGAATTTATCAAAGATATGTTCGATCGAGCATATGGATTCAGTGCACAGATTGGAGAATGTAGAAAGACATCAGAGTATTATCAAGAAAGATATTCTAGTGCTCTTACTCAGATAGATGAACTCAATTCCGAATTGAAGGCATTGCGTAATAAAGAGATTGTTAACAATCATCCAAGGAAGATATACTGGGACAACAGAAAGCCTATGGCAGACATCTTCTATAGAGGAAGACCTTATCCATTATCACCAAGAGAGATGTTAGAGATGGATGTAAGACTCTTTATTACCCCAAGGGATAGGGTAATACAGAATAATGTAAGGAACTATAACCTTCTCGTCAAAGATCCTCTTAAGTGTGACGATGATATGTTGAAGATATACAGATGGCATCAGCAGAAGTACTTTTCATATGCTTATGACGAACAGACATTTAAGATACCAGAGCTTTGGCTTTTCCCATACGAGATGATGGCTAAGAGGAAAGGAGACTGTGAAGATTATACTCATTCACTAATATCTCATATGATAGCAGCCGGAGTTCCATCATGGAGACTTAGGGCAGTTTGTGGTTTGACATGGGAAGACTTTGGTCATTCGACATTTTATCCACTATCTGACGATCTTGTTACTTGGAGACATATGAATTCAACAACACCAATATCTATGATTCCAAGAACCTTTAATGAATTGCCTAAGTCAAATGATTCTAGTGATAAAATTGGAATCAAGGATGTTTGGTTCTCATTCAATGACTATGGGGCTTGGCATACATTTGAAACAGGTGTAGCCGAGAACAGTTTTAAAAAGAACCTAAAGAATGTGAGGATAATACCAAGACGATGAATAAAAAAGAAACAGCCACACTAGCCGCATTTAGACAAGAGTTCAAGGACTATGTCGAATATGATGACAAATGGAAAGAAGGAGCTGATGACCATTTCAAAGCCATCAATGGAAAAGTTCAAAAGCATGAGACATTCATAAACAGATTCAAGGGTGCAGTAGGAGTTATAAGTGCTAGTGGGGTTCTTGGCATTGCCATTACGATTATATTAAAAGTAGGAGGTATAATATGAATTGGAAAACCATACCACAGAAGATAGCCGCGGGATATATTTGGGTCAGAGATAAGAGACTCAAGCTAAGAGAATTTCCTTGGTATAGAACCATGGAGAGGATCTTGAGGGTAGGAGTCATCGCTGGTGTTTGTGTTTTTGTCGCACAGTATTTCGGAGTAGACGTTTCGTTCAAAGTCGCACTTGCAGCAGGAGTGTTCGCTGGAGCAGATAAGATTAAGAATGAGATACAGGAGATATTCCGTAACAAACAGAGCGTAGAAGCATTCTTTCGCGGATATTAAGACACTCTCTAAGCTTGGAGAAGATTAATAAACCACGAAAGGGTATTATTATTGGGAGTTCTAGGCTATGTCTAGAGCACCTCTCCTATCAGGAAGTCGTCAAGCCTTCGGCTTGGCTTCTTCTTTATTTTCTTCTTCTTCGATTCTTTCTAGTATCTCAATGACTCCTTCCTTATGGAGGACTTCGATAAACTCATCGAATGACATCCTAGGGTCATAGTTTTTATTCTCTACCTCATTGATCTGAGCTAGATTTTGTGCCTTATATACTTCGGCTGGCTGTGCAGCTCCTGTCATTCCAACTAGCCGTTCGACCACTTTCCTAGCTGGTAGAATTGCATGTGGGTGCGTTATCCTCTTGCTCACTGGGTCTCGTTCTTCTGTCCGGATTATGCTGTTTGCCCACAGCTTCACCTTCACCTTATATTTAGTCATTTGCGTTCCTCCTAAGCCCTCAGAGATGGCGTATAAGCCACTCTTTAAGTGATGGCCATATTCCCCGCCTAGCAGCGTTTAGCTGCTCGCTGAGGTCCTCTATTTTATCTTTTTGGGTATTCATATCCCCTTTATGTTGGTCCCGCATACGGGCTCTCTCGGCTTCCAGCCTTGATACTGATTTTCTATATGAATCTATTTCTTTTTTCATATCTGAAATCGTAGAAGTGAGCTTCATCTTCTCATGAATCTTATCAGATATCGTCTGATTAAGATTCTCTACTGAAAACTCAAGGTCTTTGATTTTCTTCAGATATTCCGAAGTATCAGTCTCGATATATTTGACTTTCGATTGACGGAGTCTCAATAGTTCCTGGTCTCTTATCTTCAGGTCCTTGTACAGACCTTTTATTTTTTCTTTCAGACGGGAATTGTCAATCTTTAAATCCCTGTTTTGGATTTCCAAATCCTTTGCCTTTCTTTCGGACTCTACTGTTTTGCTTCTGAGGCGACCAATGTCTTCTTGCTTTTCCCTCACTATTTTTATGAGGTCTTCTATCTTCTCTTTGTGCTTCTTGGTTATCTTTCCTCTTTTGCGCTGGTCCTTTGAAAGTTTTTTCTCCAGATCGTCTATCTTGTCTCTGTCCGAACGGTTTACGTCGAATACCAGATCCATGAACTCTTGAGGAGTTACGTCTCCCAAAGTGATTCCGCTTCCTGTCTGTATTACCCTCTCTTCCGACATTGTTTATTTTTCCTTGGAGCTTAATTATGTCTTCCGTACTGAAGACTTTCTTTTCCCTAACTTCTGTCATGACAACTGCTGTCTCGGCTTTCTTATTCTTAAGACAGTTGGTGCAAGCATAGACTTCTTTATCACCAAGAGTAACCTTCTTTCGTCCTGCTTTCTTTCGGACATTATTGCAAACAGTACAGAAGAATTTCTTCTTTCTAACTTTTGCTGGAAGGTCTCCCCATGCCATTTTAATCCTCTACTATTATTCCACTCAGAAGAGGATTTCCCATTTCGCAATTAGGACAACCCTCTAAGAACTTTTCATAATCATTTCCGCACTCGGCGCATTTAATGAGTATCATGTCCTTTAGTTTCTTTTTGAGCGGGCACTGAAGAGGATGTTCTTTGCCTCTGAAGCATTCCTCATAATTAGGACAACGGGAAAGGGGGCGGACGTTGTCCGCCTTTCCGCTTTCTCCGAAGTCTGCAAGCTTTCCCAAATCACATGGGATTTGCCTGAGGTATGCGAACTCACTCTTTGTTAGCTTGTTCGGGTTCATCCGATTTCTTCTCCTCTGGCTTTGCTTCTTCTTTAGCTTCTTCTGGTTTAGCCTCTTCTTTGGAATCATCCTTGAGACTTTCGAGTACCTGAAGCTTTATCTCTTCCGCAAACTTCTTTGCTTGCAACTTATTCATATCTTCCTCAGTTTGTGGAGCAGGTATCTCCCTCTCCTTGAAGTGCTGTTCCTTGAGCTCCATCATCATCTTCTGTTCCTTTTCTATCTCCACGATGGTATCATTTATCTTTTCCTTAGCTCTATCTTGCGCTTCAAGTTGTTTCTTCTGTCCCTCTATCTGGTTGCCGACATTTGCTATGCCAGCTAGGAATTCGTCTGGTGTGAATTCCTGCGTCGTTATAATCTGTCTTAAGATAATGTTTTGCTTACTATCGAAAGACAGCTTCACTTCTGTGTTTTTCTTACTCATCTTCTTTTTACCTCCTTTAAGATGTACAGATTGACAGCCATGTCATCTGTGAACCAAAGAGTTATCTTTTTTCTAATCTTACAGAACTTCTCAGGAACACGTATGACACACTGTCTTTTGTAATCATAGACTTTTCCAATCCAGTCTTCATTCTCACCTTGGATATAGAACTTAAGCAGTCTATCATTCTTCTTAAGTTTGAAGCCCTTAAGTTTACTCTTAGGAAGTGTTATCCTACGAGTTGGGGGCATCTCGTCTATTATCTTCTTGTCTATCATCTTATCCTCATAATCATAATCCCGGAGACGTGGGGACTCAACCCCGCATCGACTTCTGCAAGCCATATGGTCAACGAATCTGACGGCGCCACGGTGTGTCCATCTTAACGCTGTATCGTCTCCGTGCAGGAACCGTTGGGAATCGAACCCAAGCCTGGAATACTAGGAGTGAAGTTAGACTTCACCAATAGCGTCACCAATGCTACCACTGCACTACAGTTCCAAATCAGGAGGGTTCCGAGAGTCGGGTTGAGGAACGAATCCTCGCCTCTTCCCTCAAAAACCTTTCTCCTTATTGTATATAAAAAGAAAAGAAAAAAGATTTATATACTTTTCTCGTTTATGCGTTATGTTTGTTGCAGACTTTGATTGCAATGTCTACAACCTTTTCAAGTTGGTCTTCAAGTTCTTTGAGGTCTGACCCACAAGCTTCTGCTTTGTCAATGTAGACAAATCCTTTTGCCGTCTGTGTCAAAGCTACTTTATATCTGTCTGGGTTTGTATTCTTGAAGACAACTTTCTTCTTATCCTTTCCGTCATTCATTGTGCAGACTCCGCGGCTATATCTATAACCATATCACTTAGCTCAATCTCTGTCAGTTCGTATTTCTTTGCTATCACTGCAATTTCTTTTGTCGCTTCGGCTATTCTCTTCTTCTTTAGATCCCTCAGATCAGACATTATCTTCTGTCCGTTCGTTGGTCTTCCTTTGCGTCTTTTTATTGGCTTTACGTTTTTCTTTCCTTTTGGCATTTTTCAACCTCCGTCTGTTCTTCATCTCAAGCCTCTTTTGTTGAAAAGCATTAAGTCCTTGTTCTATGTCGAAAGGGAATAGGTCAAAGTCTGTTGCTGCCTTATCTATATACTCTTCTCTCCTGGTCCCTCGTTGATATGGAAGTTTGTATGGCTCCCAGTCCTTCTTAATTTTGTCTAGGAGTTTGTTCTCTTTGTAAATATCATATATGACTTGTTTGATAGCTGGTAGGAATACTTTTTCTATGTGCTTCTTATGAGTTTTCATTGTTTCCTATTTTTTCTTCTAGCTCGTGTGCTCGTTTTTGAATTTCAAATCTTTCATTTTTCTTTGACTCTATCTCTTTGTCAATTGCTATGAGTTTTCTCTTGATGTATTTTAATCTTCTTCGATCTGTCTCCTCTGGTGTCGTCTTGTTTATGAAATCTCCGACAAGGTCGTACTTGTCTTTATGGAGTTCTATGAATTTGTCTACTAGTGGTGAATTAGGATTGAGTCCCCATTTCTTCAGGTTGACTCCTGTGACTCTAGGATCTTGCAGCTTCTCAGCCAATGCTTTAACCTTTAAGAACTCTTCGGCTAACTTGACTGTTTCCTTGTTCTTGTTTTTCATCATATCCTCCGTGGCAAGAAAGGGAAGGGGATTAGTTCCCCTTCAATTTCTTTAACATCGCTGACATCATTTCTGTCTGTGATGCTTTTGCACCAAGACCTAGTTCCTTAAGAACTTCGCTCTTAGTTTCCGAGACTGGTCTTCCAAGCTCTGGTAGCCCCAGCTTTTCCCTTGCTGCGTTACTTACTACGCTGTTCTTTGGGTCTTTCTCGGTTACGCCTATAGTCTCAAGTTCAGAGGGAAGGATTGTGACCTTGTATCTCTTCTCCTTGGACTTCTTCTTTTTTTCTTTCTTCTCTTTCTTCTCGTCTCCCATTTTCGTTCCTCCTAATGTGGTTTGCACCTTTGATGATAGGTTCCTGCACCCGGTATCATATATACATCATCGGTGTTATGAATCGGCTTTCCACAACCAGCGCATGATACGTCTGCTAGTGGTACGTCTTTGTAAGGGTTAGGAATTATTGTGAACTGTCCCATTCTTCTGTTCCTCCTTCCTTCTCCTTATTCTTTCTGGTATGACAATCCTCTCGTCACAATTGTCGCAACACCTTCCTTTTTTTACTGGCATGGCATTGTTTCCAGATGTCCAAGTTCCCTTAGGTCCTTTTGGCTGAATCTCATCTCCGCATATACAACATTTCATGTTCAGCCCTCCTCTTTCGCTTCTCTCTTGCTTATTTCGATGTTGATCATAGTTACAGCAAGTGCAAGCTCATCGTCTGTTGCAATTTCGACGTCGTATTTACTTATTCGTCCAATGCGTCCCATTTTTTCGTCCTCCGTGGCTAAGACGAGGGAAGATTACTTCTTCCCTTTCTTTCCTTTCTTCTTACCCTTCTTCTTGTCTCTCTTGGGCTTCTTCTTCTCGTCCTTCTTCGACTTCTTCTTCGTCTTCTTAGACTCCGGTATCTTTACGCCCTTCTTCTTGCACCATCGCTTGATGGCTTTGGGGTTTGGATGTCCCTTGTATTCTTCAGAGACTTCCTCCGGTGTCTTTCCCGCTTGTACTTTTTTGATGACTTCTGATTTGAGGTCATCGTCGTACTTACTTGGGCTTCCGCCTTTCTTTCCCATTTTGTTCTCCTGCCCTTCTTCCCAAAAACATTTGGGGCAATAAAGGGTCTTGGTCTTTTCGTCGTATTTGAGCTTCCCTTCACACTTGAACTCCGTGTAGGAGAGTGGGCAAGGTCCGCCCTTCTTCACTTCTACTGCGATGTTAGTCACCTCCGATCGTCGCGTCCGGTGTTGGTTTACCGGATGCCCATTGTATGTAAATAATATGTAAAAAGGGTTTATATACATATGTCTACTGGAGTAGATAGGTTAATAAGCTTAAATCTGAGCCTATTTGCCATTCTAGAGCCATTTTGCTGTCCTTTTGCCAAAATGGCTCCATTTTGGGCTTATTTTACACTGACTTTGTACCCCAGATTCTCGAAGGCTTTTATCCTCCAGTCTGAATGTTTTCTTATGAAAGGTCCTGAGTCTACGAAGTCATGATAGAAGCAACTTACCTTCTTATCATCCTTCCTCAGGAGCCTTCCTAAGGCTTGAATTGTCTTCACCTCTCCTGCATTCCCCGACGCATTGATTAGTACATCGAGATCGGGAATGTCAATTCCTTCAGAGAATATGGACAAGGTTCCTATAAGCACAAAGTCTTTCTTCTTAAGGAACTTCTCCATAATCAATCTTCTATCTGTCTTATTAACTTTCCCTGTAATGATTTCAACATTTTTTCTTACAATACTTTTCTTTAGGATTTTAGCATGTTCAATTCTCTTGGTGAGAATCAAAATCTTCTTCTTCTTATTCTCATTGGCTATTGCTGTTACATATAAGTTTCTCTTTAGGTTTAAAACAACATTCATCTCATAGTCTTCTGGATATGTCATAACTAAGTCTTCCATAAAGTCTATGGTATGGAAGGTTATTGTCGGCTCCTCAAGATACTCCATTTCAGTTAAATCCCTATTAGTTAACCGGTATATTACCTGTCCAACACATGCCTCGATAAGCATATCATCTCCATCGTCTCTAAATGCTGTTCCTGTTAGCCCTATCCGATATCTAGTGCTTTTGCACATCTTACAAATCTTTGAGTATGTCTTTGCTGCTGCCTTGTGTGTCTCATCTAATATTAATACATTAACTCGTTGAAGATATTGTTTCAATGCCTTCTTTTTCTTATCCAACGTTTGTATTGTTGCAACAGTTATAGGTTCAATCTTCATCTCTCCATCTCCGATTATTCCTACACGAACTCCAAGTTCTTTTTTAAAGACTTTCCTTGTCTGTGTAAGAAGTTCTTTTCTATCGACAATAAAGAGAGTAGATAGTCCTATTTTTCGTATTATCTCGGAGGCTATCAAAGTCTTTCCTCCTCCGGTTGCTATTTCAAGTATTCCAATTTTTTCTTTGAGTGCAGTGTCGACGGCATTCTTTTGATAGGGTCTAAGTGTTTTAGTTAATAGTTTAGTTGGTAAATCTATATCTGCGGACAGACCCCTATTTCCATATCGCTGTATTTCTATATCTGCCTTTGAATCATATTCTTTTATGGAATCTATTGCCCTTGCTAACATTCCAACTTGAAAGCATCTAGTAGCCTTACTAAAGAGCTTAACCCTACCATCCCAGGATCTACCAAACCTTCTTTTAATGGCTCTCTGCATGAAGAAGGCATTCTTCTTCTTATAGGAAAGACCATTGTCTAAAGCATCCATGATAGACGTATCTCTGGGGGAATCTAATTGACATAGATTACCATTGAGCAACTTAATTCTGTATTTCATCATAAACTCCTTTTGAATATTTTATTCTTTTCGGATTCTTATGTCTCATCTTAAGAAATTGTAGAAATGACTTCTTCTTGAATAGAGATGGTTGATTGCACCAAGCTGCTATGTCTTTAAAGAAAAAGTCATACTCAGATTTGTAACAAGCTTTGTCTCTCATGATATAAGGAAGAATTTTATTTTCTCTACAGAAATTAATTCTAAACATTATATCTTTCTTGAGACTCATTCTCGGATGACAGTATAAGAAGAATTTTATTTTCCAATCTCCAAGATATTTTCTCAGAATCTTTAGCTTCCTTTTTATCATCTTTAGGTCTTTGATATTATCAAAAGCAAAGATGTAAGACATGTCATATCTTAACTCAGAAAGTAATTTAGCTTTCTCATTATCTATAAACGCAATGTCTAATCCTTGTATGAACCGGCATTTGATTTTCTTATCAATCAGTTCTCTCAAGACGTCATTACATTTTGAATAGGCAAGTATATTATTATCTAAGAAATATACTTTCTCATGCTTCTGTATGTCTTCAATCTTTCTATATCTTTTCAATCGTCCTTCTTTCTGTCTTACTATACAGAAGTCACAATTCTTAACACATCCTCTTGTTATGAATCCATAGGATATGTCATTGTCTGGATATAGAGAATAGTCTTCGGCTATTGCATCAATTCGTTTTGGGAGTTTGGACTTGATATTATACCCTGCTCCACCAAATCTAACTTGACCCTTAGCATTAATTACTTTTACAGAATTGCGGTTGTTGTCAAATACAATAGAGACAAAGACTTTCCTGTATCCTTTAGCATCAACAATTATTGGATTCTTGGTATCTTTGTAAAAGGATAAACCTAGCTTCATGAAGTCTATTTTATATCCATGCTTCTTCCAATATGTCGATAACTTCATCAATGCTATGTTCGGTATCTTTGAATCGGCATCAACTAACAATATTTTTTTCATTTTTCTTTTTCTTTTACTAATGGAACAACTGGGTCAATCTGAACATTGACATATCTTCCTTCTCTTTTCTTATATGCAAGAAATGGTTTGACGTTGTATTTTTTCTGCATCTCAAGAAGGTATTCTCTTTCTCTTCTTGAAAAATATTTAGCCTTAACCTTGCATTCTATAAAATGAACTTCACCAGTCTTTGGGGCTATTGCTACTATGTCTGGAAAGATAGACGCTGCTTGTCTTACACAAAAGAATCCCTGTGCTTCTAATACTTTTCTAGTCTTTCTTTCAAATACTATTCCCTTTCGCTTAGGATTCTTCAGTCTTCTTTTTTTCTTTTCCATTTGGTATCCACTCCTCCAGATGTCTATTCATACCTGGTGTCTTCTCTTTCACTTTAACTACAAATTTGTCTTTCTTCATTATGCATATAGTTTGTCCTTGTGTTTACATTTCTTCTTCTTAGGACATCTCCCTTCATTTCTCATTGCGATACAAGAAGGGAAGAACAGTTCAGATCTTCTAAATAAATACTTAACTTGTTCTTCTTCATAGACACAATGGTTGAATTTTGCTTTAGTCAAAAATTTCTGTAGGATCTCCACTACTTCGCTTTGTATATATCCGCTATCTCTGAGATATGATATTATGAGATATCTTTCACGCCACCCGGGATTTCCACGAGCAAGAAGTGAAGAGATACAAAGAGGTAGGCTCTTTAGAACCTCATCCCCTTTGATCTTTATCTTCAGCTTCTTTTCGACTTCTGGAAATTCGAGTCTGTCCCCTCTTTCCCCAGTGTCATATTTGGATATGTCAAAAAAGTCATTCCCATAAAAATAGAATTGGAAGTGTTGCTTGGAAGCTTTCTTTTTTATGAATGCTTCTCCTTCCTTTAAGTCTTCTTCTGAGATTGGTATACAGTATCTCTTTCTCTTCTTATTCCATGTGTTTGGGACTCTTGAGATTCTTTTAATGTCTCCTCTCACATGCTCGTCAAGATTAAGTCCAAGCATCTTGCAAAAGAAGTCTTGGGATTTTCTTAATGCTGACTTGGGGTTCTTTAGTTTCTTTCCTTTCTTTGTAAATATGTAGAAGTGATAACCTCCTCCGCTGAAAACCATTGTGTGATTAATATTCTTTGACTTACAATAATCATGAAGCTTACAGACATCAAAGAAAGCTGACGCTTCATCAAAGTCAAAGTATATCATATGAATGTTAAACTTTCGGAATCTTGTGTCTTCTCCATAATCTCTATCTTTCCCACAAGAGTATAAGGAGAAGTAGACATTCTTTATCTTATTATACTTGTTTACCATAGTATATAGAAACTTTCTGCTTCCACAATATACTCTCCGTGGAAATCCAAGTTCTATTGGTAATTTTGGGATTAGCTTCTTCATGTTGAAAACTCCAGGAAATCTTGCAGAAGTTTATTTCCAACTACAGATTTGAAATTATTTATCTTGACATCTTCGATATGTATATCCATTAGATTGAGTATGAGATTAAGTTTTGGAATCACTGTCTTGTTGAACATATAATAATAATCGACTTTGTTCTTGTGAGCATCTATTTCTTCGTCGTTCATGTTGTTGATTGCTACAACATCTCCGCCATATAAATTAAGATACCAGACAGTGTCATGCTTATTTAATTCAATCCCAGACTTTCTAGCAGCTCTTACATGAATCGGCGGACTCTTTCTGCTGTAGTCATCTAAGTCTTTTGTTAGCTTCTTTGGAACAGCTAAATCTCTAAGAGGAATAGCCTTCAGTTCATTTGGATGTGTGGGGTATTTTGTTTTTATCTTTCCTGTTTTGAGTATGTCGAATATCATATTCTTTTGAATCTCTTTTGAGTATTTAGAATGGTCTGACCTCTTGCATTCAAATCCTTTTACTTCTGGATCTCCTTCTTTCCCTTCAATTATTCCAGCATACTTCTTCTTCTTAACTATGAGAAATCTTGTATATCTTTTCTCGAATTTTGTCTCAAGAGCATTGCACGGAGTATTGCATATCTTTCCTAGTTTCTTAAGCTTTTTATTAAGCATCTTTTCTACTTTAGGAATTTCTTTGACGTCATCTATCTTAATAAAGTTTGAGTCTGTGTCTGTATATATTGTCTGATACCCAAGCTTCATTGCTTTCTTTGAAAGGAATTTAATTATGGTTCTTCCCATAGCACATATTCCTTGCGCTATTCTTTTATCATAGAGGAAGAAGTGTTCAAATCCCATTACTCCAAAGAAGGAATTGGCTAGAACTTTGACAGCATATTGTTTCATATATAAGCTTCTGTTTTTCTTTGTCTTGACATATCCAGACATTTGACTTCTAAGTCTTTCTCTTTCTCCTGTTGTTTTCTTTGCTAGTGTTGCAAGTATCCCAGGAGTCTTTGTTGTGTAATGAACATCTTCATAGAATTTTATCTTATACTTTTCGATGTCTTCTATTGTTAAGTCATTTCTATTGTCTGGATCGGAAGGAGCTAGTATATGATGGCTTTTCCTCCTAACTCGTAATGTTTCTGGTGACATGTTAAGTGTCTGCATTATACTTGGATACAATGCCTTCATATCAAAGACACAAATGTTTTCATATATCCCAGGCTTCGGAATCATTACAAATCCTCCACCAAACTTACTTTCTGTTGATATAAATTTCTTACGGAAATGGTAAGAATCCATTTCTTCTTCGTTACCAAATTGTCTTCTTGGGATATAGAGATCTGTCTGTCTTATAAACATTGCCTCAATGATTCTAGAGTTCCACTCTACTTTTCTAAGATTGACGTTTCCATATTCTGCTATTGCTCCAGCAAATTCGATTAGAGTGAGTTTGTCATTAAGGAGTTTAAGGAGAAGAACATCTTTTATGTTATACTTAATCATTCTCTCTGGGTCTCTTCTATATTCCTCATCTGCCTTTGATGTGTCTATGTCATCTTTGGTTGTTCCTAGTTCATATGATGCTATATATTTTAGCTTGTAACAAACTCGAGACTCTCTTACAATCTTTTTATAGAAGTGCATCATATCATAAAAGTAACATGATTGCATGTTGAATTTTCTTCTCATATGAATTTGAACTTTATCACGATCGAAGTTAACATTCCAACCTGCGAGAATATCGAAGTTCATCTTCTCCATAAACATTCTGTATTTCTGGATTGGTTTGATAATTACTTTATACCCATTATATGTTGACTTCTTGGGTTTTCTTCCTCTTGCGAAGACATAGAATGTTTTCTTATATAACACAGTGATTATAGAACACACATCTGGCTGAGATGGATACATGGTTTCAACATCTAAATATCCTATTTTAGAATTTTCATATTTAAGTTGGAGAACTCTCTGATGAACAATAAACTGCTCCGGATCGAAAGAGACTCTTTTCTGTCTTCTATATCTATCTCCAAAGATAGACTTGGCTTCTCCATCAGGGTCTCTGTAATGCTCAAATACATAAAACCCAAGAAGCTTTATTTCAAGAAGTTCTTTCTTCTTGTTTCTAAACTTTAGATAGAGAGTACATAGCTTTGGATATACCATGACCCATTGTTCTTTAAGAATCCATCTAAGATGTTCCAATGATAGCTTTGTTCCTTTTCTTGCATGATAACTTGGGTGATAGACTTGTAATAATAAATGCTTGCTGTCCAGATAAACTAGTGTGTTTTCCTCAAACTTAACTTTCTTTCTCTTAAAGCAATCACAGATTGCACGACAAGTTGTTTTCCCAAGGCCAACAATAATCTTTGCTTTCAATTTATGAATCTCTCTGCCGAGACCCAAGAGGTCAACGTCATCAATGTCTGGGTCATCAAGTGGTTTCTTTATAACATTAGAAATATAGATGTCTTCTCTCTTTAATCCAATTCTTTCAAGCTCTGGTTCAAATAGTCTCTTGTTAGTAATAGAAGTTAGCGGAACTCCAGTCTTACCAGCTCCGTTCGGATGAGGGGCTAATCCAAAGATAGCAATCTTGCTTTTCTTATTGCCAGCCCCAAGGACTTTCTTCATTTTCCAAATTCTTCTCTGAATCTTCGATAGACTCTTGATCTTTGAAAGTTGTTGCTTTGTGCATATTGGTCTACCTTCTTAAGATATCTGCGTCTGAGGTTTCTCATGTAAGGGGACAGTTTCTCTATTCTCATGAGCAGCTGTGTGAACGGTAGCCCATAGATAGTGTTGATCTTTATTTTATTAAAATACAATACTACTTTATTAACTTTTCTCCAGGGGTATATGTACTTGATAAACCTATCGAGAACAATGAGGTCATAGTACATTGTTGGCATTAGGAATGATGAACGAAAGAATACTTTCAATGTCTTTTCTTCGAAGATAATCATTCCTATACATTTCTTACCTCCTGTGTTGGTAAACATAAGAGTCTTCTTAACAAGTTCGGTTATATGCTTCTCGCTAAGTTCGTTTATGATAGGGGTATAGTAATGCTTCCATATGTGGTTATACTTACCCTTTGGATGTTTTAGAAAGAAGTGGAAATACTTCTCCATCCACTTTATCTTCTTGAAGTCGGGAGATACCCCGCATTCAATGAAGACGTCATAGAGTGTAATAACCCCAAGCTTGTTCATTCTCTTAGCAAGCTCGGGTATTACTTCTTCTAACTCTATTCCTCTGATTGCAAACATCCTAGAAGTGACCTTTGCAATCTTTCTTGTACATGTGTACGCTTCCCAAGAAGTGTGTGAATCTTCCTGGCTTAACTCCTAGTTTCTCTGCTACATATTCTTGTAGCATAAGAGTCGTGGCTACATCGTACGGGAAATGTATCAAGATGTCTGAAGACCTCATTGTATATATCATATGAAGTTCTCCGTTCCTAAGGATGAACTGATAATACATACTACAAGGAACTCTGTGGATTCCTAACTTGTCTACGTCTTTAATAGGATTCCATACGGATATGACGGCTTGTCTTGATGGTCCGTGTTCCTTTAGTTCTTCAATTACGCGGTTAAGAGAGACGCGTATACGCTCATTGTATGTATAAGAGAATCTACCCTTATCCTGTACCATAAACTCCTTCCATACGTCCTCTCTGAGCTTCCAGGCTTCTCCTGGGTTTATATAGTTAGGATTTACTCTTTCTGCGAAATCTTCTACTACCCAATCCCAGCTAAGGTTTAGGTCTGGATTATCTTCGAAGAACTTCTTCATATCAGCGGTCCTTACTCCATCTAAGGTATAAACTTCTCCGATAAGTTCTTTTGTATCGTAGTCGTCATTACCTTCTACTATTTTGTCCTGCATTGAGTATAGTTTTGTAACAAAACCTAACTCAGATACATTTCTCTTTATCTCATCCCATGCTTGGGCAAAGTTGTTATATATTCTCATTTTTATTCCTCCTTTGGTTTTATGATTTTGATGAACCCGATCCTCTTCAAGTTCTCAATCTCTGTCTTGTCTATGTTTGTCTCAATGACAAACTTATACTTCTCCTTTGGTTTTAGCTTAACTGTCTTCTTAGTAATAGACGTTGTATTAACATTGATAGGTCCGTCGTGTATATTCTTTATCTTTACCATTTCTCTGTCTATCTTTACAACATCAGTAGTGTCAAGCTTCTTACTCCTCTTCTTCCTCTTCTTTCGTTCTTTCTTAGGCTTCCTCTCCTTCTTAACTTTCTTCTTAGGAGCTTTTCCTCCAGCCTTCTTTAATCGTGCTAGACGTCTAGCTTTTCTTCTTGCTCTCTTTTCTTCAGGAGTCTGTACCATTTTATAGAAGATACCAGCCTACGATATTATCGTCGAGAACTATTCTTAGGTTTAGTATCTTTTTGTGCTCTGTCTTTCCTCTCTTATAGACTGTCACAAATTCTTTGAAGCTTGGCAATTTAAGTAGATATTCCCAGAACTCTAGTGACATCTTTATAACTCGTGGTGCTTTTCCTTTCTTCTTATTATAGATATGTATTGCGTCTCCAATCTTAGCTAAGTTTATGTGTGTTGCGTTATCAAGTTCTTTAAGGATATTCTTGTTTTTATTTTCTAAGTGGTTCAGATTTGAAATCAATAACTCAACTGTGGTTGCCTTTATAACTCTATATCCAAACATTTTGTCCTCCTAATATTTTGTGTCAACTCTGAAGTGGTTGACCATGTGCTTCTTGGTATAATAGATGTAGAGTTCTTCTATACCAAAGTCTTTCTGCTGTGTGAAATTGTATGCTTCCACCAATCTCAAGAAAGCAGGGAATGTTCTCTTAAGTCTCCTGATGTACTCGTCTTCGTCAGACGGAACCTCCGATAATTTCCAAGGCTTATTTTTGAGAATGTTCATTGCGTCCCCAAGCAGGTTTATGAATCTCATAGATTCGAGTTCTAAAACATTCTCTCTATACTTAACCGGCACCCAGTTTTCTTTGACGTTATACATTTCAAACTTATCATAGTCAAGTCCGGACAGTATAAGGAGTTCAACATAGAAATGCATAGTGTCTGCTATCTCTTCTTTCGGGTGCTCAGGATCATCCTGCTCATATATGCTATGGAACATCTCTGTTACTTCTTCTGTGACTCTCCAAGCAAAATCTTTCAATACCTTTTGACTTGCTTTTGTCTGAAGAGACGTCAAGTATCCTTTAGGTGTTAGTTCTCCTAGGTTTTCAACTTGTTGATACTTAAATATAAGCTCTCTCTGTGATTCAAAGAGTTCCTTTATTATATTCTCTGGTATCTCAATCTTTGTGTATTTGTAAAATTTTACATTAACCATGGTTTTCACGCTCCTTATCTTTATAATTCATCCTCTTCAATATCTATTGTGCATGTGTTATGGGCAATCTCTGATAGAATTCTTTCCATCTTGTCCATGAAGTTTAGTGTCGCCGGAAGCATTATTACATCTGCTTTGGATAGCGTCTTAAAGACTTCATATCTGACTATGATTTCGTGTACGTCCTCTGTTCTAAGATAATCTTCCTTATCTTGAACAAACCTTTTCTGTATCTCATCTTCATAATCTTCTATTACGAATATAAGACACTTGTTCTTTTCAATGAACCACTTCTCAAATTGCCAGACAGAATTAGCTTCGTTATATAGTTTGTCTGTTCCTCTGAGATATGAGTATACAAGTTCACTTGGATAGAATCTGTCAAAGATTACGAATTGCTCCTTCTTGAACAGTTCTGCTGTAAACATATACTGCTGAACAATATCCATCTTTCCATCTGCGAATGGCAGAAGCTCTCTAGGTCTTTTTACAATTCTGCAATTGAGCAGCTTTGCTAGATTTCTTGCGATTGTAGATTTGCCGGCTTTGTCTATTCCTTCGAGTATTATAATCATTTGCACCCCTCCTATAGAGTGATTGAAAAATAAAAAATAAAATATGAAGTCAGGATTACTCTGACTTCTTCTTTTTGGACTTCTTAGCTTTCTTTACTTTCTTGCTCTTCTTAGCTTTCTTGTCCTTCTTTGGTTTCTTTGCTTTCTTTTCTGCCTTAGGTTTCTTTGGGGCTTCTCCGAAGAGTCTCCTCAAAGTGTTCTTGCTGCAACCAAGCTTCTCTGCTGCTTCTGCTCTACTCTTGCTTGCTGCTAATACCTTCTCGGCTTTCTTCTTGAAAGCATCGTCGTATTTCTTTGCCATAGTATAAACCTCCCTGTGTGTTAATATATTTTACATACCTCTGGGGTTTATATACTTTGTTATCGTGTGATATCTATATCTTCTCGTCCTGATCGAGGGCATTGAAAAGCTTCACTGTGCCCCACGCTGCTTTGTCGTTGTCGACCACAAGGAATTTGAAGGATTTCCCTTCCGCGGTGTTATTATATTTGACCTTATCGATAGTTGCTCTGAAGATAACCTTACCTTTCTTGTCTGCTCGTTTACACTTAATCTTCTGGAACATCATAGAGTTAGTATCTCTCCTCACCGAAGCAAACTTCTTCTTTGGGTCTTGGTCTTCTTTTATGAAGTCATCATGTGCAATGAAGAAGCGGGCTATAGGTATGCTCTTGATGTATACGAGCGTCTCTAAGAACAGTTTGTTCCTTGGCATCCAATATCTCCAGGATACTGTCCCATCTGCGTCTAAGCCCTTCTCGATGCGCATTTGATACTCTGCGTAACGCAATAGGGTAGACAATCCGTCAAATATAATACCAGCTATGTTATCTTTCTCGTAGTTCCGCTTGGTATATCTAATGATGGCTCGGATCTTAGCAAAGGTCTTCTTGTAATCTATCTCTGTTCCATCTTCACCCTCAGTAGTAACCATAGGGTTTATGATTATGATGTTGCCTGCCTCATATGCTTTCTTGTGATGTGCTTTGACAATAGGCCAGGCTCCTCCATCAAGGTCTATGATGACAAGCTTCTTGTTCTCAAGAAGAAGAGGCTCGAAGTATGATATTGCTATTCCTGTCTTTCCTGTCCCATCTACCCCATAAATCATGCAGCAGATATCTGAGAATAGGTCAGACATACGTTTACCAAACCACGTCTTTACTTTGTCGTCTGAATAAACGGGGGAAACCCCGGAAGGCTGAACACTGTCCTTCCGGGATTTCTTGGATTTTATTTTTCGAGTATCCTTCTTGTCAAGAAGTCCCATCAGTCATCCTCCTCGTCATCGTCGTCGTCGTCGTCTTCGTCGTCATCATCGTCCTCTTCGTCATCGGAATCTTCATCGTCATCGTCATCGTCGTCTTCTTCATCATCAGATTCTTTCTTCTTATCATCTGAATCGTCATCTTCGTCATCATCATCATCGTCGTCATCATCTTCGTCAGAATCATCCTCGTCTTCGTCGTCAGATTCGTCTTCCTCTTCATCGTCTTCCTCCTCGTCGTCTTCGTCTTCCTCTGGGGATATAGTTTCTGCGTCCCTATCAACGAAGTCAACGTCTCCGACAAATACACCAACTGTGTTTATGGATAAGTCTCCTGTCTCTTTCTTAAGGTTGACCTTTCCAAGGACAAGTACTTCAGCTCCTTCTTGGAAGTTGATTGGTATCTTGTCATTACACCAGCAGGTTATAATGGTCAATGAGTCTTCGTCGTATTCCATATCATCATCTGATATCTTAACGATGTTGTTCCTTTGGTCATCGCCTGCGAATCTAACATCTGCGACGTATGCCTTGACAATAGCAAACCTGTTGAAGTTATCTGCTTCTTCTTCGAAGTGCTGTGGAAGATCCTCAAGGTCTATTACATACTTCTTCAGTGCCTTAACCTTCTTGATAGCCTTGAACATATCTTCTCTCTCATCAGATTCTGGCTCAAAGGTTGTCACTGAAGCTGCATTGATTAATAGGACACCTTCTTCTTTCTGGCTCTGTTTCCTATTACCCCTAAAGGAGCATGTCTTATATAGCGGAACATCTAGGTCTAGCTTCTCTCCCCTCGTGCTCATCTTAATAAGCTGAGGCTTTGCGTCCTTATCTTTCTCTGAGGTTCCTATTATATATACAGTCCTCTGTTGGTTCTCGGAAGGCTTGATTGGCTTTCCCTCTCTGAATCCTTTTGTATATAAGGGTGTGCCGTCTTCATCAATGAGACCTTTCTTGACTAGCTTCTTCATCTTCTTAGAATTGCCGTCTGCGTCTTTGACTGCCTTAATGGCATTATCATAATCTCTTTGTGCACCGAAGTCTGATACATCTGACACACCAATAGGGATACCAGTAAATACTTCTGCCTTGGATGACAACTGTCTCTTCATCCACATGCTGATGCATCTGATTGCTCTCTTGGTTGCGTCCTTCTTATCGAGATTCTTCTTTTCATATAACTTGACCTTGTCATTGAATCTCTCTTTTACTTTATTGAGTGTGACACCCGTCTTCTCTGAAGCAAGCTTCAGTACTTCGTCTACATCCAAAGCTTTCTTTTCAGCCTTGTCTTTCTTTCCTTTCTTTGTTTTCTTTGGCATTTAATTTCACCTCGTCAGTTTTCGTCTTTCAGTTCCTTTCCAAGTATCTCTGCATACTTCTCTAGGAATTTATCTATCTTCTCTTCAGGGAATTCTCTTATCATTACGTTTGCTAGAAGTTTCTTTGATACGAATTTCCCCAACTTTTTCGTCGCATATTCTGATACTTTTGCCAGACGTTCGTCTGTACTCTCTTCAATGTTTAGTGGCTTTGTCATTTGAGCACCTCCTATCGTTTAATATTCTTAACTTATATTGATTTATATACTTTTCTCTTTATGTTATCTCAGGGAGATTTCTCCCTTTTTATTCTCATAGATTATCGATCTCTTCGATTCTAATTCAATCGATAGTCTCCTGAGTGCATACCTTCTCGTGCACTCCAGGATATTCTCCAATGCCTCTCTAAGCTTTGCTCTAGGCATTGGTTTTTTATCTTTGAGTATCATCTTAATAGCGCGTCTAGTCTTCTTGACTGAGGATGATTCTTTCTTTGAGCTTTCAATCTTGACTTCTACCCATTCAATCAGCGACTCGAACATAGGGTATATGAAGTCTTCTATGGAGATTTCAATATCCATAGCTTCTACTACTTTAGACTTTCGTATGATAGCGTTCTGATAGCCCAGAACAATCATCTTGTCAATCATTCTCGATACAAAGCCCTGCATAATGTCTCTGTGCTCTGCAGATGGTAGTTCCGATATCTTCTCCTGCAGATCGAAGATGACCGCTTTCCTTATCTTATATATTTTCTTGATGTCCTCGTTCTTGATGTAGATGTCATTCTTGTTCCACCAGAGGAACAGCTTCACTATCTTCTTGGCTAGATTCTTGCACTTAGAATCAAAGTCCGATAGTGCTTCATCAGGGTCTTCTCTTAGCACTTCATCAAACATCTTCATCCTATCCGTTTTGGATAGAGAGCGAGCATAGTTGAATGCTCTCTGTTGTAGTCCTGACCATACTATGTGTGATTTCATGTTGGCGATAGGCCTAGTCATTCCTATAATACAGGCGTTGCATATAGTTGTTGAGGTATTGCCTTCCCATTTAATTAGGGACTTTGTCAGAGGTCTCCCTTCCATAGCAGTGAGTAAGTATTCTGCTTTTGATTGTTTCTCTCTGTTCTGCTCTCTGAAGAGGAACGAGCACTCTCTTGATATGATTAGGTCATATCGTGATAGTATACCGGGAATGGGGTCAGCGTCAGTGTCCATCTCCTTGCCCTTAGAGCCCGTCTTCGTCTTGAAGTGGTCAAGGAATACTTCAGGTGTCTCGGAGCCGTTTATCTCATAGCTCCTAATAAAGCTAGGCACTCCAGTGCGTCGCTTGTATTCTTTGTTGATGCGTTCAATCATTTCCATGAAGAAGTCCATGCCCTGGTCTTTGCCTGAGCCTGTGTCTTGTATCCAGAAGAAGTGATTCCTCATATCAATCGTCTTGCTGGCGAAGAATATCTTCTTGTTCTTCATGCCAAGTGAGATGAGTATGCGAAAGAATATCTTGCCTGGTAGTTCATTGTCGAAAGACCTACATCCGTAGAGTTCCATCCATTTCTTCTCGATCGGAGGGAATATCTTCTCAAGTTTCCTTGATAGATACATGTCATCTTCGGGCGCATGGTCTATCTCTTGAATATAGTCCTGATCTTTCGGGTCCAGATACTTGTACTTACTGAATTTTGATACTTTCTTCTTGATTGTCGAACACCTCTCCAAGTGTCACCTGCTTTTTTGATAGAAAGCGGATATAAATGATAACCTAACCATATTTATATACTTTTCTGTTTCAATGAACTCTCCAGATGAAATCTATCGAACTGCCTCATCCCCTGAACAGTCTGGCCATGTCTGGCTTGTTGTTTTTGGCCAGGGTGTTTTGCTTCATAGAGGTATCAAGGAGGGGAAATTTGGAGGAATTCCCCTTCCCTGGCCAATCTGAACACCCCCTACCCTCTCTATTCCTATTCTATCTCTTTAGAGAGATATAGAGAGGGGGGGTATAGCCAGATGGCCAGACAATTTAAATTTTACCAAATTTGGGGACTAGGAGCGGTGTGCGTACAAATTAGTCTGGCCAAAAATGTCTGGCCAGGGTCGTTCAGACAAGCCAGACCCTTATATCGCGCTCGCGATTATTATATATAATAATTAAATATATAGGGACTCGTCATCTCGGTGTCCCCAGCGAGAGAGTTCATTCCCCACGACAAACCTGGCACTGTAGGAGATATCTACTGGAGTTGGTCAAAGTATATAAATCCCTTAAGTATGTAAAAATTAAGGAAAATGCCAATCGTAGAAATACTCACGGAAAAATCAGTCGCGGTTCTTCCGTTCGTCGTGATGATGATTCTCTGGGACATGATCCGAGCCGAGTACATCGTCTGGAGGATGAAACATGCCAAGAAAAAAGAAAAAGAGAAAGACGGTTGATGAAGAGTTAGACGATGGCATTCGAGCGCGTCTTGGCAACAAAGGAGTCGTCGGACGCGAAGTAAATAGGAGAGGAGCACTAGCACAATGAATATATTCGTATTTGACCCTAATCCATTGAGAGCAGCACGAATGCATTGCAACAAGCATGTGTGCAAAATGATTATAGAGTCTGCACAGATGATGTCTACTGCACATCATGTTCTTGATGGTGACAGTCAGATTTGTAAAAGAATCTATCATCAGACCCATCTCAATCATCCATGCACTATCTGGGTTCGATCGTGCACAGGTAACTATCGATGGATATACTTTCTCTTCAAGCATCTACTCGCTGAGTATACTCATAGATATGAAAAGATTCATTATACATCACGATTGATTAATCATCTTGGAGAATATCCAAAGGGAATGCCTGTTGGTCGCAGGATGACATTCGTGCAGGCTATGCCTGAAAAGTATAAGCAATCCAATCCAGTCAAGGCATACAGAGATTACTTCAATGGTGATAAGCAGCACATAGCAGCATGGAAAAAACGCAGAGAGCCTAAGTGGTTCAGGAGGATGAGGAAATGAAATTCGAAGTATGGGATAGAGTGAACAATAAGACACTAGACGCATTCAAGATAGTATTATCAAAGTCAGGACAGATCCAGGGAGTCCAGACAATAGATGGGGAATTCTATGGACCTCATCAGGCTAATGTCATAGTTCATAACGCACAGCCTACAATCATACAGTGTGACTATAGATTCAGAGATAGATGTTGTCCTATTCTGACAAGAGGTAGACATTGTACCGGTAGAGAAGCAGAGAATAGAGTGCTGTTGAGGATTGGTGCAGTAGATGAAGAGTCAATGTGTAAGGTCAGAAGAGAACTAGAAACAAATCCTCTAGCCCATCACATGTTTAAGCTCTTGTCTTTGGCAGAGAAGGAAA